TGAGCAACATAATCTATTGTCTCAGTTTCACCTCTTCTAAATGTTCCGCCCTCATCAATAGTGATAACTTCAACACCTTTTGCTCTAAGGTCATTTACTGCTTTGTCTAATACTGCTAACTGATCTCTGAGTCTATCAATTTGTCCTTGTGCATAGTCTATGTCTCCTTGTACTCTTGCCCATGCACCATCTCTGATTTCTTCTTGTTGTTTAATACTTTCACTAACATCTAATCCGCCACCTGTTTGTAAACTAGCAATACGATCTTCAAGTATTTCTATTTTGTTTTCTTCTCTTGCAATTTGTCCATCAAGTCTTTCTACAATAGCAAAAGCATCAGCACTACTGCCTGATACTTCTTGGTGTGCTTTACTGAGATAACCGAATATGCCTATACTTGTAATGAGCATTAAAAATAGTACGGCCGTAGACAAATACGTCTTTACAAGTAATGAAGTTTCTTTCCAATACCTATAAAGCCAACTAACTGTGACTAATTTACCAACTTCTAGTGCGCCTGCCATAATAGCAATACTCATTGCCGCTCCTTGGAAGAACGTCATAAGACCCACTATACTAAACCATGCGGCCACGCCTGCAATAGCCAAAGCGGTAAACAATGTTAATAATCCGAATAGCATATACATATTTATCGCTTATCAGTGCCAGGAGTCAAGAATTCTAGTATGTGTTAATAATAAATATAGGCATGATACACTTAGAAAAGATATCTACAAAAAGATCTAAAACATACAATAAGTTACAGTATGCTTTCAGTGATGCAATGGATCACCCAGGATTAATAGGTATTTTTTACAATAATCCAGAGTTTGGTGACGAAATCAAAAAGCAATGCAAACAAAAAGGCATTGGATTTGGAGAAAGGTTTGGTGCAGAAGGTGTAAGTGTTGATGCATTATTACAACTACAAGAGCCAATGGAAGACTTTTGGTTTGAAATAACACCTTTTGATTTTATGTCTCTGCCTGTAAAACAACGAGAGCAATTGATATCAATATATAATATCATTGTGTTCGACTACATAGACGGAGGCTATCACGTAGAACTTGTATTACCTAAGCAATATCTAAATGACAACAGGATACTAAATGCCAGTGGAGCAATGGATAAGTTTGGCAATGAAACATTAAACATTCCTGTGTTTCCGCATATTACATATATGGAGGCTGTTAGAACAGGAAACGTTGTTCCTGAAAGTGTAATTGACAATGTAAAGAAAAAGCAATGCTTGTTTCCAAATCATAAACCACGTCCTGGTAGACTTGCAACTTTGGCAAGACTAGATGAACTACAAGTGTTAGATCACAATGTTGAATGGAGTCTAACTGTTAATTGGGAAGAAGAAGGACAGCATGGAGACTTTTTTAAAAGTCCTAATGTAAGTTTAGGAAGATATGGGCATTCTCTGATACAATCAGAATCTGTTAAAAAGTTTGTAAGCAGAAATAGACATGCATTACCCAAAGTATTAGAAGATAGCACAATAGAACTTTTTAAAGATTGTATACCACTTAATAAAAGATATGCTGGAAACTATACGTGGAAAATTGCTTGTGAAACTTATCCACACATTAAATTTAATACTGAAAAAACATTCAAAGGATTTATGGCTGGTCTGCCTGTTCTTACACTAGGTCCTAAGAATTTGAATAAATGGCTTACTGATGTAGGCTTTCAAATGGAATACTCTGATCTCTATGATCATTTAGAGTTTGGTGAGGAAAGAATCGAAGCAGTTATAGATACCATGCTTTCAAAACAACCTGACTTATACAAAGCAAAAGTCAATCACAGGTTGATGCATGATGTAGAATTTTTAACAAGTTTGATTGTGAAGCCTTTGTCTGAAAGACTAGTACCTAAATATTTGTAGACTGAGGACCTAACTCGTCAGTTAGGAATCTCTCATATTCAACACTCTTCATATATTTCTCATTGTATTGACAGCATTCGTTCGTCAACTAGGCCACTGTCGGGACCTATTTGGTTAATGGCGGAAAGGGAGAGATTCGAACTCTCGGTACAGTTACCCGTACTCTTCCTTAGCAGGGAAGTGCTTTAAGCCACTCAGCCACCTTTCCAAAACTGGTACCCTGTAGGAGAATCGAACTCCTGTTGCCGGGATGAAAACCCGGTGTCCTCACCACTAGACGAACAGGGCATGTGTGAGATATAGTACACTCTGGGAAATTTAACAAGGGAAACGGCTCTTGCTACTCTGTCCTCTTACCCTAACCCAATTTACGAAATACCACTCGGATATCTCACATGCTCTCTACAACCTGTAGTTTATAGTCCATAAAGGTTTAGGACTCTATATAGTTTTTATTTAAAGTCACTTAACTATTAAAAAATTGACTCGCAAATTATGTTGTAAGTTTTATAGTGCAGTAAACACCCGGGCACCCGGGAAAAGTTACACTCCCCTACTCTCTCGTTTTCAGTCAACACTAGTCCGAGTAACGTGTCTTCTGATGGTCAGCAAGTTCACATGTTGCACTATTGGCCTCATGCTCTCTTACTGTCACCTTTTGAACCCAGCAACGACCATCTGTTAAATCTTTAACAATACGATCTGCTTCGTCAAAAGCCTGTTCGGCAAATCTTTCACAACCTACTGCTCCAACTACTCTCAAATCTATTAGATTTTTATCTGCTAGATCTTGGAATGTTTGAAACTCCGGGTCATCACTTGCCAATAAATATGTGTGGTCAAACATAAACTTCAACCACTCTTTAAGTGGCTTTAGTCCGCCAAAGTCTACTGCCCAGTTACGATCATCTAATTCATCGCAACCAAATGTAAACTCAAACTGTAATGCGTAACCATGTATCAAATTGCAATGGCTGTCTGCTCTCCATTGTCTAAATGCACAGGAATGACCTGTGTTATGTGTATAAGTTTTACCTGAATAAAATCTCTTTGGTATCATGTTCATGCCTCTAAAATATTTGTATATTATACGGTCTATTTAGACGTATGTCAACCTAAATCTTAATTTTATTGGATTACTTCTGATGCTTGGGTAGTTTGGCTTCAATAAACATTTCGTGTACTCTTTTAACAGGATTGTACTTTCTTAATTTAAGTTTCCTGTTTTCAGATACTAATGTTTTTGTTTTAACTGCTGTATAATGATAAGTGTGACTATCCCTAGTTTCTCCTTCAGGGATAAGATACACTATGGTTTTTCTTTTATCCTTTTTTGCCATGTGTCTTACTGTTTGTGTAATGCCCTACTTGGTAGGGCAAATACGGGTTACTTTTTCTTTTTATTTTTCTTTTCCATTATTGCTACGGCTTTTTCATAATCACTTTTTGCAACTATACCTTCACGCAATAACTTCTTTCTGTTGGCCAAATGTTTTTGTTCGATCTCTTCTTTGCTACCTCCAAAGTATGCTACTGCATGTCCTTCTTCAATTAGCACGTCTGTGGCCATTCTTCTCTTTCCATTCTTCTCAACTTCAAAGTCACCTAAGATACGTCCAAATTTACCTTTCATATCTTCGCCGTCTTTGTTAATCTGTGTCTTGAGGATAGGTCCTGATCTTCCTGCAATAAGTTCTTTCAGTCTAACTTTACTTGCATTGCCAAAAACTTTTTCAACTTTATCACTTGTTCTGCTTTCTGGAGTATCTATACCCATTAGCCTAACACGTTCATCACTGAGGATTATTCCAAATCCTAAATCTATATCTACGTCTGCTGTGTCTCCATCGACAACTTTCAAGACTTTACATCTATATTCATACATACCTACTACTCCTACATAATTGTGTGTATTAAAGTAGTATTTATCGTATGTTGCTAAAAAAACACGGTTTAATAAATGGTTGTTTGTCTGTGAAAAACGTGATTATCTATTTGTGCAACTTTAACATAAACATCTGCCCAAAAAGGATCTGCAATTTTATCATTGTAATAGTGTGTTGCACCTGATGTTATATCTTGTATGTCATGTTTCAGTAATGCTGTGGCAACATCAAGACTGTCTTCCCAGGCTTCCATATTTTTTTGAATAATTTTTCCTGAGGAAGTTTTCAAAACTATGTCGTCACTCTTACCATCACAGAACCAACTGAACTGACACCTATGACGTTTAGGCACCATGTTGCCTTTCCAGTTCTCTCTAAGTTCCGCTTGATATACAACTCCGCATATACTATTCGGATATCTTTCGCTGTTTACTCTGTTTAGTGTTACGTGGCCTACTGCAAATTTTCCTTCTATGCTTTCTCCACGTGCTTCGTGATATATGTTTGTGGCTAGACAATGCATTTGATCAATGTCTATTGCTTTGGCTTTTGGTAATGGTAAAGGTTTAGGAACCTGTTTTACTTTTACCTCTGCGATTTCGATTGTTGGCGCAAGTGCTTCGGAAGTCTTACTGACTATCACATTACCTGCTATTAACACCAACCCAGTTATAATAATTATTCGTCTCATTTCGGTCTCCCTAATTTGATTCTAGCAATCCTATACTAGTTTTATATCAGTGGTATTCTCCTGATATGATTTAGCGATCTCCTCGTCTGTTGGTGTGTATGCTACCACTGTAGATTTATTTATTGAAATTGTTGCTGTTTGAGATGTCATCATCCAGGGGATAATACCCAAACCTTGCTGTCCATGTGCAACTGTTCTAACCTTAGAGATGTTCAACGAATCATCATCCTCAGACTCAAACCTTGCAACTAGTTCCTCTCCACTGTTTAATTTAACAGTTACAATACTTCCTTTCTTAATGGGTTTTTCTAATAACATATAGTTCTATTCCGTTTTAATATACTATTATATACTGTTTTAAGTTATTGTCAACCTTAAATTTGGCTAAAAATACCATGTTTTGAATGTCAAAAATAGTAAGATAGTAAATATTAGTATGGACAGACTTAATTCAGTCTAACAAATTAAAAATATTGCCTCCCTCTTAGAAAAGGCTAGATAGCAGAAGAGTACTGCAATATCTGTCCAGAACTTTAATAAAGTTATGTGGCGCCACTATACTTTATAAAAATAGAGTTTCTTCAGTTTGTGGAATGCGATTTTCTGCAAAGTTTTCCATCAAGGTTAATCTATCCGAACTTCCTCGACTTCCATGCACATGAACAGCACATGCTTCTTGCAAATCTATTTGATTGAATTGCTTGTTTATCCTGTTGCCTTGTATGTGCTGAGGATCATGCAATAGTTGATATGCAAGTCTTGGATTATAAACATCATCTGGTTTGATATTTTGGCTCCACAGCATTGCATTGTAAATAATTTGTTCACTATCCCATCTTTCAGGATTCCAATTTTCTAACATTTTAAATCCTAAGTCCCAAACTTCTTGGCTCATATCTTTTGGATAGTATCTAATACCACAATTAAAATATGTTTCGAATTTTAAATCATAATGTTCGCAAACAGTTTTAACAGGGTCTGTGAGATTATACATTCTAAATATCTCACTATTCTCAAAATAGTTTACAGGTTGAGTAAACACAACATCTAAGTCTGCATATAAAACATTGTTACCTTCTTTCCAAAGGTAATACAACTCTGAAAAGTTTTCCTTAAAAACATCTCTGATATTGTCTGCTTCTCCTCGGAACACTCTAATTTCATTTATGTTCTCAAGATTTTTCATTGCTGAAGAAACACAAACCTTTTCCATTTTTAAATAGTTTTCGGCAAGGTTGGCTTCGTTGGTACGATCGTTGTACCACTTAGAATTGTCTTTTATATTGTAATTTTTTAATGCTAGGAAATTAGCCATCGTGTGTCCAAATGTAAGAATTCAAATCATCTTCTTGTAATGTGTAATTCATCATGTCCATGAATTCTTTGATATCCTCAGATTCCATATTTTTGTCTTCCACAAAAATTGTAGGCTTATATTTCTTGATTGTTTTTTGAGCACCTTCTAATATTTCTAGTTCCCAACCCTCTACAACAATTTTAATAAAGTCAATGCTTTCAGCACCTTCAACAGGATCATCTAACATTTCTTCTACAAATTTATCTAGTGTATATTCAGTTGATTGTTCTTCGCATTGATAATCTGCTGTGGTTGTAAGTGTTGAGTTTGTTTTTACTCTATCTACGTCTAGCACTCTTTCATTTTTACTACCTAGTCCTAAACCGTGTATTTCTATTTTATGTTCCCAGGTTGCTGTATTCTTTTCGAGACATCTAATATAGTCTTCAACAGGTTCTATAGCAATAACTCTATCAAACTCAGGTGCTAATCTGTGTGTCCAAAAACCAACATGGGCACCAACATCAATAGCAACACTATTGTTTTTAAAGAAAGGCTCTGCCATTTCGAATTCTTCTTTCTTGTATGAAGGTTTGCCTGGTAGGAATGTGTCACCTGTAGGAATATAAAAGTTTGTGTTCTTAATTTTTTTCATATCGTTACCCTAATAGCAACTATTTATTTGTGGCTAATGCTCTTTCATATAATTGTTGGCTAGCCAAGTTTTTAGCCTTAGCCTCACATTGTATGTCAAAGTCGTCCCAGAATGACAATGCCCAATCGTTAGCATCGTCATTTGGATAGTAGTCTGAGTGTGCTCTAAGTTTTTGTTTCTTAGCACCAGACTCTAAAAGGTCAGGTATGGAATGTAAGGAATCATGCCTGTTTCCTTCATCAATTCTGCTTGATTGATCCAGCCATTCATCTCTGCTGTAACTGTAATGTAGAGTAGGCCTAACACCGCGCCAACTATCAATGACCCTTTTAACACGGTCATCATCTGCTTGAATATATTCTTCATTTCTAATCCAATGGTGATGTATATCTAATACAAGTGCCAAATGTTTTTCAAGTTTAAGACTTTCATCTAAGCCATGGCACATTTCATCATTCTCGATAGTAATGATGTTTCTGGCCTCAGGTGATAGCCTCGGTAATACTTCTATAAGTCCTTCAGCACCTTTCCTGCCGGAAATGTGTACATTGCACTTGAAGTCTTGGAACTCTTTGCCATAGCCCATCCAACGTGCCATGTTCACGTGATACTCAAATTCGTCAATGCTACGTTCTACTACGTCATCATTGTCCGAAGCAAGGACACAAAACTGACCAGGATGAAAACTGAGCTTAACGTCATGCTTACGAGCATGATCACCAACTCTTCGGAATCCACGTTCAAGTTCTGAAAGAACTGTTTTATCTTCGAATACATAACGCCAGTTAGGCTCTGTAGCCATAGGAATCTGATTGCTACCTAACCGGACCATTCTCCTTTCAGCAGGCAATGAGCCTACATAATCCACTAGATTGTATGCACTCTGCATATTATGTCGTGCAATTTCTAGTAATCTGTCTTCAGCAACAGAACGCTCTTGTCTGTTACACCATGCAACTGTAGTCTGCCTTTCTGTGTAGTTCTGCTGTATTTCTTTGAGGATTTTGGGTTTCTGTGTTTGATCGCTGTCTAAATATTTACAACAGAAGCCAATTCTTTTAACGTTATTGTTAAACATTTTTCTTTAGTAGTCCAAGTGTTGTGTCAATTGTTTTCTTAGGATTCTCATCTTTCTCAAATATTTTAGCATCTAATACAGGCTTTGTCAATGCTTGTAGCATATAAATCATGCTGTGACTTAGCTCTTCTAAATTTTCGCCAAAAGGTGTTATTCCTTTCTCAGTGATCATGTCTGGCTGTTCGTTTTTATAGAATACTTCATGTATTTGATAAAATTCTTCGCCATCTTCATGTGTGTGTTTTACCACACGATAGTTCCAAGTCATATGTACTCCTAGTTAGAACTATTATACAACATATTATCTTTATGTCAATCATTAATTTTAGAAAAATATGTTATGTAAAAACATTCAATTTTAGGAATTATAACTATGGCAACAGTAAAGAAATACAATTTAGCAGGTTTAAATGCTAATGTTGAACTAGGTAAACAAGGTTCTTACATCACTGGCGCATCAGGAAAAGTTGGCTTTTATGCTAACGGTGGTGCATTAACTAAGTTAGAGATTGCAGATGCGACAGCGGCCACAGAAGCAGTAACTAAAAGCCAGTTAGATGCAGTAGCGGCAGAACTTATTCAGCATATTACTTTAGATTTTGATTACGATTCAGCAGATTCAAACATTGCCAGTATCTCGGCAGGCAGTAGAATAATCAGTGTTACAGTTGATATTCCTACAGCATGGACGGCTCCGAACAATACTGCAACATATATTGAAGTAGGCGATTCATCAAACAACAGCAGATTTATCCGAGCAGGTGATGTTGATGTGCTTAAAGCAGGTCAATACCATTCTCAATATCAATACGAATACCAAACAGCAGATAACTTACAGATTAACATTGTTGAAGGTACTGCGTCAGCAGGTACTGGAACAGTTAGTGTTGTACTAGCAAGTGATAGTGTTACAGTTACTGATTACGGTTCAATTACACAATCGCAAAATAGTAACAGCGATCTTGGTAACATATCTTAATAGGAGTTTAGTATGGTAGATGCAGTAAAAAATTATGGCTTAACAGGTGTAGCAAAAGAAGTTGAACTTGGAAAGTCAGGCAACAAGATTGATGGTGAAACAAGCAGTTCAAAGATTAGTCTTAGAAATAATTCCGATGCCTTGATAAGAGCCGAGATTGCCGATGGAACTGAATCTACCCATGCTGTAACTCAAAGCCAATTAGATTCCATACAGTCCAGTAAAGTAGGTGTTAGCGAACATACAGTTAATTTTGATGACAGCAGTCCAGTAACATTATGTACTGTGAATGCTGGTACAAGAGTATTAAGTGTAACAATGGAAAAAGGTACAGGTAACTGGACCAATGCAACTGCAACTACAAATATCACAGTAGGAGATGCGGCAGACCCAGATAGACTGTTTACTTCATTTGATTATGAAGGTGCTCAAGTAATTGATCAAACAGATCATACTTACTCTGCACAAACAGCCTTAATTGCTACTATTACACAAGGTGGTGCAACAGCAGGTACGGCTACAATATTAGTTAGATACGCAGGTTCATTAGCATAAGATATGAAGTTGTCGGACATCAAACTCGAGGCCAAGAAACCTAAGCAGGTTAAAGCCAAAAGTAAAAAGCCAAAGATAGTAAAACCAAATAAGGGTGGTAGTTCAAAACACCCTTATAGAGGTTCGCTTGTTGGTGAAGATTTAACTAGACGTCAAGCAATTAAAGGTTTAAGAGATGCTATAGGAGACTTCCTTGATTTTACAAAAGGTCAAGGCATGATATCTATTGCAGATGTACAACAAAACTTTGATCAGTTAGCATTAAAGTTTTATAATTTAACAGGCACAAACTTTACAGAAGGTAAAAAGCCTGAACTTCCAAAACAAAACAATCCAGTAGCAAAACACTCTCGCAATAAGAGTGGTGCTGGTGCTCACAAATCACCAAAAGATTATGACAGAAGAAAGGAAAAGCAGGATCTAAGAAAACAATTAGACGAAGCACCTTTAGTCATGCATCTAAAAGACGCAGACAATATTGCCATAGATAAAACAGATAAGTGGTTAAAATCACACTATGAAAAAGGCAATCCAGAGAAAAAAATGTCTGCGTACAAAAAACTAGGGAACCTAGTTGGTTATGAGATATCCCCGAGAGGCGAGGATACTGTTATTTTCAAAAGATTTTTCACACAGACAGAGAATAAAAAAAATAAATAATTAAGGAGTGCAATCATGAATTATTTAAATTTAGCAAAAGACTGGGTCATGGCTAGACTCGGTGAAAGAACATCATGGGACGGCGGTGTTATTATAGCAGTAAGTATACTGGCTCTAATCGCAAGTCCAATGATTAAGTGGGCCGCATGGGCAGGTTTGCTCTACGGTGCATGGGCCATCTATAAGGAAGAATCTAAATAAAATTAATTTTTCCTTTCTTTGATAAATACTACTATGAACCTCAAAGACATAGTAGTATTATCAGAGACACCAGAAGACGAAGCCTTACTGGATAAGGCCGAGTCTGCATTTGCTCAGGTCAGAGCAACAACCAAAGATATAAAATATGATGATACAGCCATTGAGATATTATCTAAAGTGGGTACTATTGCTGATGAACTAAGTCAAGAGGAAGTATTGCAAGAACTTGAATACTTAGAAAGAGCAGTATTCGACGCAAAAAACAAATTAGAATCTACAGTATACGGATTAGAAGAACCTTTTGAGGATTTAATTCGCACACTAAGAAATAAAATCGACGATGAAGAATTAGATCGAGAGTATAACGAAGAAAGTAAATTTGCTCAACCACAACCAAAAGGCAAAAGCATGTTAGATTTCATGCGTGAGCCTCCGCAAGAAAAGTTCCAATATAAAAAACACGAAAGTCCTTTAACAAACTTTGACAAGTATTTTAAATATTTCTTAGTTCCAAGAGGACTTAAAGTAGATTATCAAGAAGCATGGAATGACTTTAAAAAGGAATTTGGTCACATGTTTCCTCAAGATGATAATCCAAACTTCATGGACGAAACAGCAATGGCAAACCCTGCCTTAGATGCCGAGTTTATTCAGTGGTTAGCAAAGAAAGGTGAAAACAGCCTATTCGCGTATAGATTAGGTGATATAGATGACCCTGAGATAATGAACTTATTAAAGCAAGAGTATTATCAAGAGAAAGGACTTTATCCAGGTGATGGTGGTGCTACTGCCACTGATGCCGCAAAAGCAAGAGCAAAAGCGGCTGGCGATAGTTTACAAACTCACAGTATGCACGAAGATGAAGAAAACATGATTGGCGAGCCTGATGATTACTATGATGCTGAAGAAAGAAAAGAAGCATACCAAGAACTTAAAGATGCATTACAAGGCAACTACATGGACGACTATATCAAAGTTGGGGCATGTCCTAACTGTGCTGGTACTGGTTATCAAGATGCTGAAGATGAAGTATGGGACGATGAAGAAGGCGAGTACGTTGAAGGAAACGAATGTGATGGCTTTGGTAGATACGGTTGTGATGAAGGTGAAATGATGGGTGCTAGTTGGGTTGACATTGTTAAACATGATGAACGTCAAGCAGAACGTAAAGCATTAAGAGACAAACCACAACCAAGCGACGACTTGCTGTACAAGTCTGCAAAACATTTACATAAAGAATACGTTATCGACAGAGGTACACATAACGCATTTGAAATAAGCAATTTATTAAGACAGATGTACCCAGAAATAAGTAAGCCGAAGGCTAGGGAAATAGGTGCTAAAGTGTTAGGTGATTATAAACAAGAAAGTATACAAGAAGGTGTTAAAAGTGAGAAAGCAGTAAGAATATTAGTAGACATGTTCGATGATGGTCTTGATAATTTTAGCAGTGAAGAAGAATTAGAATCAGCAGTAAGCTCAGAAGCGGGAAGATTAACATACCAACTAGGCGACTTCGATATAGGTAAAGCAACTGAAGATGCTTTGACTATACTCAGAGACTATAACATGGATGACTATCCAGGCTCCATTGACAGAGATTACGATGCTAGATATGAAGATGTAGCACAAGGCTACATAACATTTTCTGATTTTATTAAAAAAGCAAAACAGACTCAAGAATTTAAAGTAATTAGAGATAAAGAACTTATGCTAAAAGCATATGAACTATTTTCAAAAGGTGTTGCTAAAACACCAGACGAAGCAATTGGTATGGCACAGGCACACATGGATAATATGGCTTACGAAGGTAAGTCACCACATAAAAAAGGCACAAAGAAATATAAGAAACACATGGCGGCTATGCATGCCGGTGAAAGTGTATTAAGTGGACCTACAAAGAAGAATATGAGACTTAAAGAGTTAAGTCCTGCAAGAGATAATAGTGCAAACGAACAGAAAGTTGCTGAACTAATTAAAAAAGCAATCAAAGATCCTAAAGGTGAAGATGCATATGATTTATATGCAGAACTAGAAAGTGAGAATCCTGAACTTGCTGACTTATACAAAGATGTAGCATTACATCAATACGAAGTTAATCTCGAAGAAGGCAAAGGTGCAATCAGAGGCGGACTTGCCGCTTTATTGCTTTTACTAGGATTGAATACAGCGAACGAATTCACAAGTGCTAAGAATACACCATTAGGACAAGACTTAAAAGTAGCGGCACAACAAGCCGGAGAACATGCCGACATTGCTAAGTTTTATTACAAGAACTTAGATCTCTATGTTGAAGAAAACGACATGAGAACATTAGTAAACTTAAAAATAATGTTCGATAATGATGACCCAAGATTCGATCCAGCAAGAGATGATGTTGAAGATTTTCTCAGAAATCAAGCAAGATTGCCTGAGCCAACTAACGAAAGAAAGTTTAGAGATCAAGGTGTAATGGATGTTGTTACAGACAGAAGAGGCAAAGAGTTTAAGTTTGATAAAGATAGCAAACAGTTCAAATCATTAGATGGTGAAATAGCAGATCCTAAAACTCCATTAGGTAAAGATTTGATGAGACTTAGAAAAAATCAAATGAAGAGAACAACACCAAGTTACAATGCAAAACTTAAAACACCGGGTGGACTTAAAACTGTAAGCAAAGAAGGTTGGAGTCCAGAGCAAGCCGGAAGAAAGTATTGGTGGTCTAAATAACATATAAATAGTAGCATGTTGCATGTTACTGAATTAGATTACAAAACAAACCCACAACGTTTAAAAGAAGAACTAGATAGTTTACTAGAGGACGTTGGATTTGCAAATCCTAATCAACTAACACTAACTAGTGTACTTGGTAACAATCAATGGACAGAAAGCACAGGTAAAATACAGCATTTACAATATCCTGAAAAAGCATACAGCCAAATAAACGAACGTCTCAAAGGCACTTACTTTGAAGAAATCATAAACCAGTTTCCATCATATACACGTTGGAGATTATTAAAATTACCTTCCCACAATAACTACAGTATTCATTCTGATAGCGACAATGGTAAAATGAATATTAGATGTCATATACCAGTTGTTACTAATCCTGATGCATACTTGATGTTTTTTGATGAAAGAACAAAGCCAAAGATGTATCATTTAGAAGTAGGCAATGCATATGAAGTAAACACAACAGGTTTACATAGTGCAATTAATTTTGGATGGCAAGATAGATATCACATAGTTGGAGTAAGATATGAAAATAGCAATAACAGGACATAGTAAAGGCATAGGTAAAGCATTATACGATACTTTGTCTGCTGAACATGAAGTCGAAGGCTTTAGCAGAAGCAATGGATTTGATATACAGAATACAAACCTCATTGTGAGAGCAGTAAAAGGTTTTGATGTATTTGTAAACAATGCTTACTTTGATTTAAAGCAGGTAGACATACTTAATAGTTTATGGCAGAAATGGAAATATGATGAGACTAAAACTATTGTAAACATCAGTAGTATGAGTAAGTATCCAGGACTCAGTGGAAACGAAACAGGTTATTCTGCACACAAGGCCGCACTATCACATCAAGCATTTTTATTAATGTTTTCTGACAGGCAACGCAAGTGCAGAATGATAAATGTAAATCCAGGTTATGTAGAAACAAACATGACTTCTAGTAATCATGGAAAAGTAAACATGCTAACACCCGAAGAGAGTGTACAGCCGATTGCATTTGCAATAAATCAACCACAACATATAGAAATAGGCGAATTAAGTATCTGGCGACCTTTCTGATAAATAGTAATATGAGAAAGGTTATTATATATCCAGGAAGATTCCAACCAATGCTACCGCATCATGCGGAAGTGTTTAGGCAACTACAAAGCCAAAATCCAGATGCTGAAGTATATATTGCAACTGCAAACAAAGTAGAGGCAGGTAAGTCTCCTTTTGATGCACAGGAAAAAATCAGCATCATGACTCAACAGCATGATATTCCAGAAGATAAAATTATAATACCTGCAGGTAATAATCTATACGCAAAAGACTCGTATATAGATGCTTTTTCACCAGCAGATAAAACTGTATTGATATTTGCAGTAGGTGAAAAGGATATGGAATCTGGAGATCCTAGATTTCAGTTCAAACCATTAAAGAATGGTGATCCAAGTTATTTGCAAAAAGCACCTGAAAAGATAAATAGTAATAACGTAACTCACATGCTCAAACATGGTTATGTAACAACAGCACCAAATGTACCAGGGGTAGACGGTGAAGTAGCAAGTGCAAGTGCATTTAGAAATGCTTTACTTAGTGCTCCAGACTTAGAAAGTGCTAAAGAAACATATTCAAAGTTTATGGGTGAGTTCAATCAAGAAATATTTGATTTAGTATACGATAAAATAACAGGTAAAATTATGAAAGAGAACATCGAAATTTTAAAGAAACTGGCAGGTTTGCTAGATGAAGCGCCTGTTGTTTTCAAACCAGGTAAAGGCGGAATGGACTACGAACCTGGCATCAGCAAAAAAGATCAAAAGGCGGCCGCAGAAAGGCCAGCCAAAGCGGCGGCTAGTGATCCTAACACAGTAGGATTTAGCAAAATTGCTCCAGAAGATATGATTAGTGTTGACACAGGTAAGCCTATCAACAGTAGACAAAGAGCAAGAAGCATGGCTAATCAGTTCCCAGCAGGTGCTGATGTAAATGATCCAGCAGTTAAAAAAGAAATGTTCCTCAAACTTTTAGCAACTTCTCCAGGCTATGTGCTTGGTGAAATCAATGCTAGACTGGCAACAGATGATGAAGGATTAGCGGCAAGTGACAGACTAAGTGGTATTGTAGATAACTTACCAGAAGGTGGTATAATGGCACTCAACGATGAAGATCGTAAATGGACATTATCACTTGTAAACAATGCAATCAACAACATGGAGTTGGCAAGAAAAGATGCAGAACTAGATAAGTTTGATGATTTAGAAGCAGAGCCTGAGCCAGAAATGGACGAGCCTGAAATGGTAAGCATGGATGATCCAGAGTTTGATGCTCCAGAAGATGAATTAGAAATGGAAGGCTTAGAAACAAAAGAAATGAAAAACTGTGGTTGTGGACTTAGAGTTTGCAAGACTACAGGATATGTTGATAAATCATTACCTGAATCAATAGAAGAAGCAGATAAGAAAATAGTATCATTTAAAACAAGTGTTGGTATAATGCCTGGCTATAGTGATCATACTCCATTAGATTTCCAAGACTATTATGATTGGGAAATGAAAACTTCTAAAGACAAACCAAAAGCAAATATTGTTAGTCAAAGATACGGAATATACAAATCAGACTTCCAGGCACATCTAAGCGAAAGTGCAAGACAATTAGCAGAACTTAGAAAACTTTCAGGACTTAATGAAGGTGGCGAATGCTATCAATGTGATGGCAATGACGAAGATTGTCCACAATGCAAAGGCACAGGATATGTACAATACGATGACGATCCAAATGAACCAAGTGATGAGGAAATACAGGCTCATGCAGATGCATATGAAATATACAAGAAGCACAGAGATAAAAAAGAAGAATCTGTAGACTTAACATCTGTTATAGAAGACATTGTTGGTGAAGATGATTATGATAATAAATATGATTCAGAACCTACAGTAGGTCAAATGAGTTTTGAAGATTTATGTGATTATTTAAATGTTACACCTGAAGAGTGTGAAATGGACATCAAAGACTACTACGATGTTGATGAAGTAACAGACGAAGTAATGGACAAGTACAAAGACGATGTATTAATACCAGCGGCAAATGACGTTAGTATGGACCATGCAGAATTTGAATCATTAGAAGAATTTGAAACACCAGTTGTTGATGCACCAGAAGAAGATCCAGATGATTTATTCTTAATTATTGACAAAGAAGGAAATGAAGTAAAAGCAGGTGCTAAATTACCAACAAATCCACCAGCAACAATTTTAAGTGCAATACCACCTACTAAATTAGATCCAGGTGGGATATTAACAACAAATGGTAAATTAGGTATTCCTAATGTGTTTGGTTTTGAAGTTAAGAGAAAAGATCGACCAGAACCGAGACAAGGCGAATTAAATTTACCTAAACCAGATCCAAAACAACCAGACTTACCTGGTATGAACCCTAAACAACCAAAAAGCGAAGACATAGATACAGCAATAGATAATGCTTTAGAAGAAACTATGTTAGAACTTAAGAAACTAGCAGGATTATAAAATGAACGAAATAGAAAAGTTACAACAGTTAGCGGGTATTACCCCTACAATTATAGAGCAACCTCGTTCAACTACACTATTAGACGAAGTTGATCTCAATGAGAAAGACGCAGGTGATAGTGACAATGCTAAATTAGCCATAGGTCATGTAGACAATGAAAGAGATATGATCAGACGTGATCTATATGAGATGGGCAAATATAGTGTTGAGTTATTCCAAATGCTTAGTGAATTACCAGATTCAGACTTTCCACATTGGTGGCAAGCAAAACTTACAAAAGCAAAAACATATATCGGCGATTGCAAACATTACTTAGAAAATTCTTTAGAAGTATCACCAGGTGATGATATGACTGACGATGGTTCACAAGGTACAGTTGATGTTGTTGACCCAGACTATCAAGACGATTTAGACCCAAGCGGCGTAAGTTAACCTTTATTCTTAACTAATTCAGCACCATATTCAGGCCAAAATCTGCCTGCTCTTGGACCACCATTTCCTGTACCATCTGATTCTCCAGGTATCTTTATCCACAAATAAGCATCACATTCTGGTAAACCAGTGTCTGTAGTAGGTGGCTCTCCTAGTGCTCTTCCCGGAGGATTACACCACTCGTTTCCATAAGGACCATTGCCATTACGACTCGTATCGACTACAAAATGTTTGTTAGACGTGTTCTCTGTAACTCTAAGAGCCCATTTAATACTCTCTTCTGTAGTTCTAAAGTTACTTACATTTACACTAAATCCGCGTACATGTTTATTAGTAACCGAGTTTAAAAGTCTACCTGCAACATCTGGTTCTAGCCAATTACTATGTCCTATATCAACATAGACTAATGCATTGCTGTTTGTAGTTAAAACTTCTATGCCTGCTCTCATTAGCCTAATACGAAACTCTTTATCCTCTTTGTCCATTAGTGTACTATGAGGTAAAGCATCGGGCTCAAATATAACAATAGGTTTATGATCACCTATTCCATTACAAAATTGATATAAAAAATCTATGTATTCTTGCTCACCACTTGCACCACCTTTACTGTAGTGTCCCATATCACGTGAGGGTAAATTATAGATTACAAATACAGGAAGTTGAGGAAGTGTTCTTTTAAGTAAACGTTCTATGCCTTTGTGTAGATCTTTACAGGCTTTGCCATTACGTTGCCCATACCAAAAAGATACAGGGTGTTTAAATATTTCGCTTACTTCAGGGTGTGTTAGTTTGTGATCTTTAACTCTGTCGAAGTTATTAACAAAGAATGGATAGTCCATAAACTATCCTTACTCAAATAACGGTGCTAGTTCGTTGCTGTTATGCATTTCAGTAATAATATCACAACCGCCAACTAGTTCACCTTTAATAAACAGTTGAGGGAAAGTAGGCCAATCGCTCACACTAGGCAAGTTTGCTCTGATACCTGGGTCTTCTAACACATCTACATAACTAAAAGGCTTACCTACTTCAATAAGTATTTGAATTACCTTACCACTGAATCCACACTTTGGTTGATGTGGAGTACCTTTCATAAACAAGATTGCATCATTATCGGCAATCATTTCTTTGATTTGTTCTTTAACTGTTTCCATTTTTTTGCATTCTCAATAGTTTTTTAACTGTTTTTTCTCTCTTTGCTATCGCACGTTGCAATTTCATATCACTTGCATACTCTAAGAATAGTAATCCTTCTAGGTGGTCATATTCGTGCTGAAAGCATTGAGCGTCAGTGCCTGTTAGTTCCATTTCATGTTCTTTTTGAAATTGGTCTTGAAACTTAACTACACAACTTGCTGGTCTTGTAACCATAAAAAACAGCAAAGGAAATGTTAAACAACCTTCTTCTCGACAAGCAGTTTCTTCTGATCTAGAAATTATTTCAGGATTGTAAACACCAATATCTCCTAGTGTAGAATGTGTCATTACAAACATTCTGTAACTTGCACCTAACTGAGGAGCCGCTAAACCTAATCCAAACTTATCATGCATAAGTTGGAGCATTTCTTTTTGTCTTTCTGCCCAATCTACATTTTTATCAGTAAACGGATCTATGTCCGCTCTCTGGTGTAGTGCTTGGTGATTTGGTTGTACTAACATACTTTTATTTATGCTGTATGTTTGCACTTACCTCTAAACGTGAACCCAGGGCAAGAACATTTACCATCTTGTATGTAGTAAATTTTACCATTACTGCCCTCAACTTGTACAACATCCTGTGCAAGTTCTTCTGGACGCTCGCCTATCTTCACGAATTTTCTTCGCGACTTGGAGAACTGTTTGCTAGGCGATTTAAGAACTTGCACCTCAGAGTCTTGGTTAATTTGATAGGCAACTAATTGGCCTGCACCATTTACATGATACACACCATTGTTTACTTTGAATCTACCCCAATCAGTAGTTTCTTGCAGTATTTCTATCATTACTTGCCTTCCATAATTTGTGCAAATGCTCTTGCTTTAAGAGTCTCATCTGCTTTATCCAACATGTTCAAAGTGTTCAACTTCTCCATTTTGTATGTTCTCCAAAACCTCGGATCATGTGAGGCAATGTCCATACTGTTATGAATTAAGTCTGCAACTTTAATTGTTTGTGCTTCTGCAGGACCTTTAGCATTGTGCTCTGCATCTAATTGCTTTCTGTGAGCCCTGTTACCATCTTCTGGCTTGCTGACATCAGTTAAAAAGTGTACCAACTCTCCAACCTTTGTGCCAAACTCTTCGACAATTTCTTCAAGGGTAACAGGTGTATCTTCAACAACATCATGCAGGACAGCCGCCACTAACATCTCTTCGGTATGCGGAACTGACTTAACAATTTCTGCAACTGCCAAAGGATGCGAAATGTACGGAGTGCCATGGTACTTTCGTACCTGGCTTCCGTGTGCCTTAGTGGCAAATGTAACTGCTCTGTCTAACACTTATGCTGACTCCTGCTTAATTTTTGCAAGACGCTCGTCTCTGTAATCCAGAGCACCTTCGCCTAAGTAGATGTTACCATCTGTGTGTCTGAACAAAGTGTCCAGTGATGCTGATTGATCCTTCTGCTTTTGCAGTAAAGAAAATTCTGCTTGTTCAAAAGTGATAGCACCAATTTGAACAAAGTCCAACAGCATGTCTGCAAAAGGAACTTCACCGTTTGATTTCCAAACTGTAAGTCCATCAACCTGAGCAGTATCTTCGAATTTCATCTCAATACTCTTATTCCAAATGTTACCATTTGGATCTGCTCTAAGTTCACTTGTGAAAAGAACATCGCCTGTAAACGTCTTGTTCTCGTCATGAATACTAGCCATTCCAAAACGTTGCTTACGAACTGTTTCTCCTGCTATTTTTACTTCATTTGCTAACATAAAAACTCCTACCTTTTTATTTAATATGCTATTATTATAGCAAATTCTGGCAGTTTGTCAACCATTTTAGTGGGGTGTAACCGCTTGTTTTTAGTAGGTTTTTGTATTTGTTTTAGTAGATTTTGGCTCAGAAACGAGCATTTGAGCCCATTTTATCATCAGATAATACGTTCCATCCAGCATACCAAACCTAGCATTACCTGGCTTCCAATGGTGATTTGCATGGTATAATTCGCCCATCCACGGTATAGCAAGTAGCCAATTGTTGCGTGGTTTGAGCTCGTTTGTATGCCCTACAAGATTAAGTCCTACTTGATATAGGTAAGACATAGCAATAAGTGATACCATTACTTGCCAACTTAATAGATATGATAAAATGATATTAAGTACGATTGCTATTTCCCAATAGTATTTAGATTGCTTTGCATATAATCTGTCTCTCAACATCCAACGTGGTATGTGTCGCAAAGGTGGTACTTTATTAAACACACAAAAATTATCCCATATACTATGAATGTGACCATGAGGATCTCCCTCTTTATCCGTGTGCTTGTGGTGAGATAAGTGTATTGCCGCCCAACCCATTGCAGGTTGATTTAGTAAAGCAGTTGTACTTCCTAATAGAAATACTTCAAGCCATCTTGGCATACGCCAACTTCTATGAGAACAGTATCTGTGTAGGAAACCTGATGTGGTAAAGCCTGTGAATATTGTTCCACCTACAAATAGTGCTAACCATTCTGCAAGTGTAAAATGGAAAAATGTTAGGTATGCAAATGTGGCACTACACAACATGAAGATTGTTGTGTGTATAGGTCCGTTGTTTTTTCCAAAAAGTTTAAAAAGCATCTATTAGTCCAATTTAATGAATTCAATAATGCCTTCCCTCCCTTTCTTCCATTTCAAGTAACCTTTTTCCATTAGTGTATCAATTGTTGCTTCAGAACCGTTTCTGACTCCGCTTTTGAATCCCCAATGTAGTCCTAGTAATGTACCAATAACATATGGTATAAAAAATAAAACTGGGTCCATATTTTTACCTCTGTGAAGTTAAAAGCATATTGTAACAGTATTTATGCATTTTGTCAATCTCGAAATAAATTACTTCGGCTGTAAGTAATGTTTTTAATTTTTTTCCACCATCTAGCAAATGTTTGTTGCCAAGTTTCACCCGAGTCATACTTTTCTTTGAGGCGAAGGTAATCTTTATCCCAAGACGGCAAAGTAATAACATCACCTTCTTTGCCTTTTGTGCCTTCGTATTCACTATCTTTGTGGAATGTTATTTGCTTGCCACCATGATAATAATGTACAATCATCATGCCATCACGTGCTTCTAAGGCAGAAACTCCTTCATAGTATTCTATTTCAGCAAAATCTTGTGCAATTTTGTTTATCTTATCCGTATATTGACTCATTGAGTAACGTTAAAGTGCTTGTATGACTGCTGTACGCATACTGCTTGGTAGTATGCATCTTCATCAGCACTATGTAAATTTTGCTGTATTGCTTTACGTGGATCTACAGGCATAATATTAAATAATGTTCTGCAATCCATTATTTGCCAAAAAGCCCACCCTTTATGATGTTTGAATTGTGTAAACAAGTTTTCAAGTATAACCATATCAAACTGTGGTCCTTGACACCATATCTTATCACAACCTACTAAGTATTTGTTTAGTTCTCCCATAAAACTATTTAGTTCTATACGGCCTTCATCACTAAATGCTTCTGCTTGTATATGCTCTGGTTGTTTTGCCCACCATTGTAAAGTATCTTCTAATACACTACGTTCATTATCCATTTGTACACTTGCATCAGGACGCCATAATTTTTTAGCATGAGGTTCGTGTAATGTCCACGGATCAAACTTTACTGCACCTACAGACAGTACAACACAATCTGGCTCTGTGCCTAGTGTTTCTATATCAATCATTGCATGTGTGGCCATACGAATACTCCTTAATTAAGTATTATAGCAGAATGCGTATAAAAGTCAAGTGTTATTTTTGTATAATTTTAGGTGGTACTTGCTGTTTTAATATTTGTCTTGATAGTGTTTTAGCAAATTTTTTGTGTGATTCTATGCCTGCATGTCCATCATCTGTGCGGTCAGTAGGAGTAAATCTTAATACTTGTAGGTCATTCCAATGTGTTCTCTTTATGTTTTGCCATGGAATCATTGCGTGTACAACAATGCTTATACCTATATGCTTTAGGTACAAATCAATATGAGACATGTATAATTGTGTACTAATCTCTGCATCTTCTTCTGTGTGTATGTGCTTATAGTATGCTTTTGAATCCTCAGTATCTTTCCAAGTACCTATTGCTGTTTGATGTTCTGTCCAAAACTTTCCTGTGATACGATCAGCAATTAACCATTTTTCTGTGGTATAAGGATCTTGTTGTGGCGTGTTAATTACACATGTTCTTGATGGATGTGACCACATAATAACTACAGCATCAGCAGGACTAAGTTTTGTTTGTAGTATGATATTCCAGATCTCTTTGTTACTTGCTCCTGGCGAGCCATAGTTTAGTGCAGAAGTTTTAAATTTTTCTGCTAGTAACTGAGGATAAGCATATAAACTAGGAGGACCGTGTTCTTGATAATCCGGCATGCCTACACCGTAAGTAAAACTATCACCAAAACATAATATCCTCATTGGAGGTCCTTACAACTCTATAATTTCATCGTCTGGTATTTCTGGCTCTTCTGCTTGTAATTGTCCTGCGCCTTTTACATCTTTAGGCCATACCATTTTCTCAAATGGATCTTGCTCACCTGCTTGTACTCTGTCCCACCAATGTGAATGTTGTCCTATTCTATCAAGGAACCAAGCAATTTTATATGCACTACGCACTCTGGCTTGTTGAGCATCTGGGTGCGAAAAGTCTGCAGGGTCATCTGGATTACCTTCCATGTACTTTCTGTTTTGGAAAGTTTCATCATTGTTGTTGCCTGTTAAGTCTGCTCTGTCGTGTAAAAATTGAATATCTATTCTTTCAAAAATATCTAGCATGTATGCAATATGACTTAGCCAAGCATCGTTTTGTGCATTCAAACTTAAATGGTCCATAAGTCTAAACCAATCCATAGGAAGTATAGGCAGTATTGCATAAGGGTGTCCATTGTGATTATCTTTTGGTGCAAATAATTTGAACTGACCATTTTTACTTTCAATGACATCGTCCCAACCTTCTGTTTCCATTAGTGCATCATCGTTCCAAAAGAATATCCAAGAACCAGTTGCCGAAGAGGCTAATGTGTTTACATAGATGTTTAGTTTTTCATATCCCAATGGCTCAAAGATATTTGCTCTACATTCTACGTTGTTTTCTCTCATCATAGGAGCAATATGTTCTTCTATGTAAGGTCTTACTTCTTCATCATCGTCATCAAGTCCTAAAAGTATTTCAAGTCTACTTGGATCACTTGCTGTAGTAATTAAACTCTCTATACTTTTCTTTAGTACTTCTGTTCTACCTCTTGTTGGTAATAAAATAGATATAATTGTTTTGTCTATTTTACTTTCTATTGTTTTTACTTCTTCTGACATTAGTATGCTTCTCCAGTTAATAGTTTTCTAATGTTGCCTCTGAAGGTATAATGTCCAACATGGTTAAGTGCTGTACGAGGATCTAACCAAACTTCGCCACCCATTTCTTGCCAACGCCTACAGAATGTGTAATCCTCTGACAAGTAACGTCTGCTTTCTGGGTCAATCATTGTGTCAAACAATGCGTACATGTGTTTCTCAAATTTTTGGTCAACATTAATATCATTAGCATACTTTAAGTCTTGATGTGCATCAAACATTTGCTGTATAGTTTCTTTTTTGATACACATAAAACCTGTGCCAGCATCTTTTAGTTTAATTAAATTATCTGCAATCTGTACCTGTGGTGTTCTATTGCCTTCCTCATCTTTTAAGAAGTCAAAGTTTACAACATAGTTTGAACTATGTCCTTCAATTGTATGTGCTGTTTCTTCTGGATTTGCTCTAGCGGCATTAATAATGCTATCCCAATTTACTGCCTTTTTAGGATATGCACCAACTGTAATAGGCTTATCATATGCAACCATTCGTAGTAAATCTTCTGGTTCAAACTCAATGTCAGCATCAATAAAGAACAAGTGTGTTGCATCTGGATTTTCCATAAAGAAACTTACAAGTGTATTTCTGCCTCTTGTAATTAAACTTTCATTTGCTAGTGTGCTAATAGTATAAGGAATATCATACTTGTTACACATGATTGCAGTTCTCATCATGCTTCTAAAATAAGGCTCGCCTAGTTGTCCACCATAACAAGGTGTTGCAATAAAGATATGTTTCTTTCTAAGTAATCCAACAGGAATCTCAATCTTTTGATCAAGTAACCTATGCATTATTTCATCTGATGCTTGTTGAGGTTTTTTATTTGTTTGAGATTTTGCTTTATTTTTCTTTGCCATTGTGTCCTACTATAAAGTATGTGTTAAATGTATTTAATGATCTGCATGTATATTTTGCGGTGATTTTGGTAACAACATGGTGGAGGTGACAGGGGTCGAACCTGCGACCTTCTGGATGCAAACCAGACGCTCTCCCAACTGAGCTACACCCCCACGGACAATGGAGCTCTGAGTCAGGTTCGAACTGACGACCTATGGTTTACAAAACCATTGCTCTACCAACTGAGCTATCAGAGCCTTTTATTGTTCATTAGTATTTACAATGGAGGGTTTTGATGCGTGTAATATTTTGGTATGATTACCTTTCGCCGAATGGCTTTTTGGATACAAACTGATTTAGTTTTTCTGCTTCTTCTAGTACTTGTTCAGTTGTAGGCATATCCTCAGGGTTTTTTGCTTTTGCCTGAAGTATCTCTTTTGCTTCTTTTACTAAGTCCAACCTAATTTCATAAGGTGTCTTTGACATGTTTTTTAAATCCTTTATAATAAATGATAAACAATTATTCTATACCAATATTTATCGTGTTGTGCCATTTAGGTTAAGCATAGTGTTAAGTTTTGATAAATATTCGCAACTACAATAATAATTTTGTAGTGTAACCAAGAAGGAACATGCCAACAAAATTTAAACCAAGCCAAACAACGTTTGTAAAAGGACAAGGTAAAGTTACCAATCACTTTTACATCAAAAACACACCTAAAGAAGAATTAATAGATTATATCAACAAAGGCCAAAAGAAAAAGATAAAACAGAAGTGCAGGAATGAACTACACAGACGTGGTATCAATTTAGTTTGGAAAACACCCGAAAATGATTGATGGAGTAATACTTCTAGCCATAGTGATACCAGGTTTAATTGCTATCTGTCAGATGATGTTTAATGTTATAAACAATGAAGGTGGCACAAAAGGTATTACTAAACCTTACAAAACAAAAAGCGGAAAGATGCATACTGCTCGTAAGGACAGAGAAAACTTTATAGTTTAGTTCCAATACATATCATACAAATCATACTCTAAGTTATATGCCTCAAACTCTCTTTTAGGGCATGTTACTTCCTCTTTTCTAATATGTTGTTTTGCATGTACTAGTTCGTGTGCAAGTGTTACAATAACTTCTTTGTAATCATATGGAGTGTAGTGTTGATTAGGTATTTGAAATCCTTTTGCTACTTCTATAACAATGTGTTCATCGTCACCATAGCAACCACCTGCAGAATTATCCTCTAATGATTTAGATATCCTAACTTCTATATCAATTTCTCTTTTTAATCTACCTTTAAAAAAATGTTCTAAGCAGTCATGGCAAAATTGTTCTACTTTTCTTTTGTTTCTAATTTGCCCTGAAAGATAGATGTGTATCATTACCAATCAAAGTTATAAGTATTGCATACTTTTGGTTGACATTCTTGTACACTATTTAGAAGTGCTGTTTCTATTTCTTCATCATCACCGTGAAAAGTTAAGTTGTCTACTTTTCTTGATTCTGCTCTTCTATCATAAGGATTGAATAGTTTAGGATTATACCAAGCAGTTTCTTTGGCAATATTCAATAAAGGTATTCTATACCTCTCATCAAATTCATCAAAGTTTCCTGTATGTGATGCAAGATGAAACTTTAAGTTTTCAAAGCCTGTACGTTTTGCAATAGGAAACAAATATTCAAAATCTTCAAAAGACTTATAGTAATTTTCTTTGTACCTGTGAGGGTTACGTTTTTGCCCACTTGATACTTGTAAACATTCTCCAAAAGACTCTATTGCATATTTGTTCTGATAATAACCTGCATACAATATTTCAGGTGTAAGCAAAAATGGATCTTTTATAATGTGCAATCCATGTTGTTGCTCTAAGTTAATAAATGGTGCATTGTAAATAAAATAAAATGCTGATGTAGAAAATCCTAATGCAACTTTCCTGTCGCCGTCAAAATAAAGTTTACGTTCTAAATAAACTGCACTTTGGTCTTGACTTACATAAACATATGGTGCCTCACCACCTAGCAAAAGTATTCTATCATTGAATTTAGAATTTTTAATTGCCGCTAATTGTAAAGATATTTGAGGACTGAGTGTGGCATATTTTCTTGTGTACTCTACTAGATTATTTTCAAAATGATCTCTTGCATCAATGTCCTCATAGTGTAATTCTAAATCTATCTTATCAGCAAACTGTTGTGCTGTAACTACATCGTCTGTGTTTAGAACTACTCCGTCCCATATAAATCTAAAGCAAACAGCATTCACATCTTTGCAAAATCTTTTTGCCAAGTTTGCTGAAAACTGGCTGTCAAGTCCTCCGCTCAAACATACAGTGACTCCTTCGAGACTGCCTAACTGTTCTTCAAATAAATCCATTAGGTTAGGTTGGCTAGGTTTAGTTAAGTAAACATCAGTAGAGCCCGACTCAAAGTCTAGTTCTATTGTTTTTGTGTTGCCGATTGATACAGTTGTATTTTCCATTAAAGGTTTAATTCCTTGACGTTTATGATAAATACTTAGTATAAATTAGTTTCAACAAAGAACTTTATTGGAGATAAAACATGGCAAGATACTTAGTTAGCATGAATAGTGCCGATGATACGGCGGCTCAGAGTGCGATTACTACAGCAGGTGCCACCGTTGTTCAAACGTTAGGATTTAACTTAACATATGAAATTGAAGCAACCGAGGCACAAAAAGATGCTATAGTTGGTGTAACTGCCAGCCAAGATGCATCGGAATCAGTAACAGTTTCTGTACAAGCGGGAGCCACATTTGCAAAGACTCACTTAGATAGATGTATTCACTCTTCAGGTGAAAGACCTTGGAATCCAGCAAGAACTGGTGGTGGTAAGTTTGTATACCTAATAGACACAGGTATCAACTCTGCTCACGCAGAATTTGACGGAAGACAAATTCAAAACTTATGGACAAACTTCGGAGACGATGATGCAGTAAGTGACTATGGTGATGAAGCAGGACACGGAACAGCAGTTGCGTCTATGATCATTGGTAAGAATATTGGTTCAGCACCAGATTGTATTTTGCAGAACGTAAAACTGTTTAACAGTAATGGTGGTTCTGTAACAATAGGTGAAATAATTAATTCTTTAAGTGCTGTACTTGTACACCACAAGGCTAATACACAATCAAATGTAAAATCAGTTTGTCTGCCATGGACAATACCTACTAATACATTTGTTGATGCTAAAATTTTAGAAATGAATGCCGCAAACTTAGTTGTTGTAGCGGCGGCGGGTAACGACGGTGTCAATGTTAATACTAAATCTCCAGCAGGTGTTGACCAAATTGTTACAGTAGGTTCATTTAATTCAGACGAACAAGTAACATCATTTACTAACGCACCATACAGTTCAAGTAATAGTTTTATTAACTACGGTGCAGAACTTGATATTTTTGCATACGGTGTGAACATTGATGTTGCAGATTATTCAAACGTATCAAACTATGTTGCAAGTACAGGAACAAGTTTATCAGCAGGACTAGTTGCAGGTATTACTACACATTATGTAGAAAGAGATACATCAGCAACTTCAAGTGAGATTAAAGAAGAAATGCTAATGTCAGGTCACGCCACAGGTATTTTCAACTTAACTTTTGATAACTCAGATCCAAATGTAGATTATACAGGTGTTTATAAGTCGGCTATCACAACTAAAAATGTTGACTCAAGAGTATTAACAACTGTACCATCAGGTAGAATTGCAAACGTTAAATATGGCGATGCGGCTAGTACAGTTGACTTAGGACTTAATTCTAATGCTACAAACAAGAAAGTATTAGACTTTGCTCCATTACCACCTTGGGTATCAATTGATTTAGATACAGGTATTGTAACTATTGATACAACTGATTCATCTAAGTGCCCGGCAGATAGAGCACCAGGTATTTACTTGTTTGCTATCAGAGGTAGTGTTGCAGGAACAGGTACTGATACTACAGCGGCAACAATGGTAGAAGAGTTTGCTATAGGACTTTATGCAAGTAATGTAAGCGAATTAGACATTGATCAAAACCCTAAAACATTCTATTACGATACAGATGACACAACGTACGACGAAGTTGTAAACTACGAGAGTGCTTGTTTGTTTAAACCGTAAACAGTTTTAAATATATAAAAACCGTGCTAAATAAAAAGACAGCACGGTTTTTTTATGAATATAGATCCTACAACACACAGCACAGTTTATAATCCATTAAGTTCGCAAGGACAATGGGCACAACACCGTTTCGGTAAAAGAAACTACCCAGAATTAAACTTAGACTTAGAGACTGTATTACATTCATTAGACAGTATCTCTGAAGGTTTCTTTGTGTTCGATCAACCTATATATTTGAAAAGTACTTATGGTGATGCTGGGCTATGGAAAGATGCAACAAGGATATCTAAACTAGTTGGTGGTATGTTGACTATTTCAACTTACGGAATGATACCATCTAAAACTGTTGAAACACTTAAACAACATCAAGCAATGATACATGTATTTTGTGACGGCTTTGAACAAGAGTGTGGTAAAATATTCCAGGGACAAACATGGGAGTCTGTTGCTAATGTGCTTAGTTTAGCCAACTCTAATGCAATGGTAGAGTTTTTTGTATACGAACACAATCAACATCAAATACCTTTTATTGCAACATTCTGTGCTCAAAGGAGTGTAAAAATAAAATTTACACCAGGCATACAAAATGATAACATAGGATCTGTAGTAATTGATCAAGATGGTAATTGGCTATATGATGTTATTCCTGTTGACTTAGAAACAGAAATGCTTGATGATGATTATGATCATGTACAATTACGAGATATAAAAGATAGATTTAGTAATTTAAAACCTAAGAAGTTAAAGAGGCATTTGTCTAATTACAATAGTTTGAGAACATTTGTAGGACAAAAACAAGGCAGAGGATTATTGCAATCTCCTATGGTAAGTCACCTAATCAAACATCCACAATTACAAAAATTTGACAACCCAAACAAAGATGATATACACATCACACCTTCAGGTCATGTAACTGAAAATGGCGAAGAGTATTACATGTTTCTAAACATGTTGAGCCCAGATTGGCAAATGACAAATAAGACAGTATCTAAAATAGACCCAACTGACGAATACGCACTTAAAACACTTTACTATGCACAAAAGTTTGATGATGTGTTTTTAAAAGATAGACAAGTAAGAAATTACTTTACTTAGGATTTACTATAACAGTAGGCGAACCTGCCATTACAGGATGTATACAAGTAGCCTTAGAAGCCGTCATAACTGTAACAGGTTTTCCCATTGCTAATACTCTTAGAGCACAAGAAGTAGGATCTATATTTGGTTTGGCATGCAAGTTCTCACCATGAGGTGTAACTTCGTCTCCTGCAACACTTATTGGTGAGCCTTCTACTAAAACAGTAGGTGCACCAGGACCTAATATAATACCACCTGGTCCTGCAAATGAAACTCCAACTTTTCCTGCTCCTGTAATCATACTATTATTTATCAAAGGAAAAGGGACCGAAGTCCCTTTTCTAGTATCCTTAAGGATAGTAAGGATTGTTTGTGATATAGTCAGGTAGTTCGGTTTTTTCATAGCGAACACCTCTGTAAACATATTCCACAGTTTTGCCTTGATCTTTCTTAAGTTGTTGTTTTACAGCACGTCGAATGAGTGCTTTCTCTTGATACTTAGTCATATCATCTCCTTTTACAAAGATGCGTTCCTTCGGATTAATTTCCTACTTCCGTTCACTGCTACATTTAGAGTGAATGAACGAGTTCGGCGTTCCTTCGTCACTTGTTTGACTACTTCCGTCCAATACTGGATGAACGTATATATTATTTATCTACAAATATATTGTAAAGCGAAGTAAATGAGGATTACTGCTATACCTAGGTGCGTACCATTAATCTTCTTCAAGAGATTCTTTAGCATCTGTTTCTTCTTTTACAGATTCTAAATAATCTTTTTCTGCTTCTGGTAGAGTAGAAACTATACATAGTATATTATTTAGTTGCATAGGTACCATGTCTGCCTCAGCAGTTAATAAAAAAGGACTTAAAATTACATCTGGACCATTTATTAATACTGCTCTTGGATGTTCTATAATGATAAAGTCTTCTGAAAAACTTAGCAATTTGCCAACAAATTCATCATTGTTGATGCTTCTGACTGTAACAACTTTATCTACAAGTGGAGTTAAATTTTCTGTGTACATTAAATGTCACCTAACTTACTTGCGTCTACTAACTTCTTATAGTCTTGAAAACCGCCAATCTTTTCACCATCAACAATAATTTGTGGGAAAGTTCTAGCACCTGGAAATGTTTCCATTAATGTTTCTCTATCAAAATCTTCATCTAACATTTTGTATGTTAGTTCATGACCTTCTACTTCTGCTAAACGTTTTGCCATATCACAATATGGGCATTGTGGTTTGCTGTAAATTTCTACTTTCATTATAAACTTAAACCTTTAAATGTGTCTTCTGTTACGTCTTGTTTGGTACCTCCAATAACGTAACTACTAATTTCTGTCTCTTGTGGTGCTACTTGTACCTCGCCACCACTAATCCATTTTTGTGTCCATGGTAAAGGATTACTTGCACTAACTGTATAAGGACACGTTAATCCAACTGCTCTCATACGTTTTGCACCTATCCACTCAATGTAGTTCTTTAATAGTTCTGCATTCAAACCAATCATTGAACCATCTGTAAATAAGTAATCTGCCCAGCCTTTCTCTTGCTGTATGGCTTCCATAAACATCTCTACGCAGGCATCTTCAGTTTCATTTGCAATCTTGGCAAAGTCTTTGTCGTCTGTTTTTAACAGTTTCAACATTTGCTGAGTACTTGCTAAATGCACGTTTTCATCTCTTGCAATAAGTTTAATGATCTTTGCATTACCTTCCATCTTTTTAAGTTCTGCAAATGCCCAACTACATGCAAAGGATACATAAAAACGTACACCTTCAAGTATATTTACACTCATTAGACATAACCACAGTTTCTTTTTGATATCATATAAGTCTACTGTTACTTTTTTACCATTAACTGTATGCGTACCTTCGCCTAATAAATTTAAGTAACTAACACTTTCTATAAGTTCATCATAGTGTTTGCTGATAGTATCAGAACATGCAACAATTTCTTTCATGTTTAACATGTTATCAAAAACAGCACTTGGATCGGAATATATATTTCTAATAATATGTGTATAACTTCTGCTGTGAATTGTTTCTGAGAACGCCCAAGTTTCAATCCATGTTTCTAATTCAGGAATACTAACAATAGGCAACAAAGCCAAATTAGGGGAGCGGCCTTGTACACTATCTAAAATAATTTGTCTTTTTAAATTACTTGTAAAAATGTGTTGTTCATGATCTGTTAAATCTCTAAAGTCCTTTGTGTCTTTAGTGATATCTACTTCTTCTGGTCTCCAGAAAAATCCTAACTGTTTATCAGTTAATTTATCAAATTGTCGATACTTAAGAGTATCATATCGTTGAACGTTTACTCCACCGGAGGTGTCAAGAAACATAGTAGCCTTGGTATGATCCTTCGGCTTTGAATTAAATACTGACATTGTCTATTCCTTAAATCTTACAACTGTCGCAATCTTCGTCATCATCTACTGACGTGATAAAGTTGGCTTCAACATTCTTACGAGGTTCTTCCTTGTCAATGTCAATCTCGCCTTGTCCATCATATGTATTGTTGTAGTATAACTGCTTGCCACCATATTTATAAAACATGATGATGTGCTGTAGTAGAACACTCATTGGAATCTTTTCATCTTCAAAGTGTTCAGGGTTATAACTTGTGTTCACAGAAATACCTTGGTCAATGTATTTTTGTAGAACTGCCATAATTTTTAAGTAACCCTCGGGAGATGCCTGGTCCCATAATAGGTCATACTTATTTTTGAGTTTAGCATATTGTGGAACTACTTGTTTAAGTACTCCATGCTTACTTTGTTTTACACTAACGAAACTTCGCGGAGGCTCAATTCCGTTTGTACTGTTACTTATCTGAGCAGACGTTTCTGCTGGCATTAATGCCATCAAAGTTGAGTTTCTGATGCCCGTATCTTTTAATTGTTTACGCAACCCTTTCCAGTCCATTCTTTCTTTGTGTTTGACTAGTTCGTCAACATCTGCTTTATATGTTTGGTTAGGTGTTAGTCCGTCACCGTATTTTGTCTCATCATTACCAGGACATGCACCTTTTTCAACTGCCAAGTCGGCACTTGCTTTAATTAAATAATAACTCCATGCTTCTGCATATTCATCTACAAGTTCTAAATTAGGATTTTGATATGTGCTATCATTCTTTGCCAACCAAAATGCAAAATTAATAATACCAACACCTAAAGGCCTACGTTTTTCTGTGGCTAATTGTGCCGCTATTACCGGGTACTTTTGGTAGTCTAAGAGTGCGTCTAAGCCTCTTACAGCAAGTTCACAAGGCTTCTGGAACTCTTGTGGGCTCTTAATTCTACCCCAGTTAATAGCACTTAAAGTACACAATGCTATTTCACCTTCAGCATCGTCACTACTCATTAATGGCTTTGTAGGTAAGTCAATTTCACAGCATAAATTACTTTGTCTTACAGGTGCTACTTCTTCTTTAAATGCTCCATGGGTATTAGCATGGTCAACATTCATTAAATAAATTCTGCCTGTATCTTTTCTTTCTGTAACAAAGGCACTAAACAAATCGATTGCTTTTACTGTTTTCTTTCTAATACTAGTTTTACGTTCTGCGGCTTCATATAACTCTTGAAACTTGTCTTGATCTGCGTAAAAGGCCTCATACAGTCCTGGAACATCATGTGGAGAGAATAAAGTTATATCTCCTCCTTCAATAAGTCTTTCATACATTAACTTATTGAATTGCACACCATAGTCCATATGTCTAACACGATTTTCTTCTGTACCTTTATTGTTCTTTAATACCAACATGTCTTCTATTTCTGCATGCCAGATAGGATAGTATAGTGTAGCGGCTCCGCCTCTTACACCACCTTGTGAACAACTTTTTACAGCACTTTGGAATAATTTATAGAAGGGGATAACTCCTGTGTGAGTTGCGTCTCCACTCCTAATAGGTGATCCAATTCCTCTAATCTTTCCTGCACCAATTCCTATACCTGCTTTTTGACTTACATACTTTACAATACTAGTTGTTGTAGCATTGATGCTATCTAAACTATCATCAGTTTCAATTAGTACGCAACTACTGAATTGTCTTTGTGGTGTACGCACACCAGCCATAACAGGAGTAGGCAAACTAATATAATGTAAACTAACTGCATCATAATATTCTTTAACAGTTTGCAATCTTGTTTCTTTAGGATATGCACTAAACAATGTTGCAGAAATCAACATATAAGCAACTTGAGGAGTTTCAAATATCTCCCCTGTTGTACGATTTTGCACCAAATATTTTCCTCTAAACTGTTCCATCGCGGCATACGTTAAACCTTCGTCACGCTCGTGTACGATGTAATTGCTTAGTTCGTCGATTTCATCTTTAGTGTAAAGTTCTAAGATTTCAGGATCATAAAATCCTCTGTCTATATTACCTTGAATAATATCACATAAACAAGGAGGTTCAAATGTTCCATAAACCTCTTTACGCAGATGATAGTTAATTAATCTACCTGCAACAAATTGATAGTTTGGAGTTTCTTCTGTGATTAAATCAGCGGCACTTTTGATAAGTGTTTCTTGTATTTCTGCACTAGTGATTCCAGTATAGAACTGTATATGCGATTTAATCTCAACTTCTGATTCACTTACACCCGTAATACCTTCACAGGCATGAAAGACGACTTTATGTAACTTGTCAAGTTCTAATGGTTCTTTTCTTCCGTCTCTCTTTGTGATTAAAATTTCTTTTGACATAGTGTTCCTGTGTGTTAGATGTAAAAATTCTATACTTTATTATACATGCTATTATTTAGTTTGTCAAGCATATAATTTATCTAGTGTTATTATACTGGAATGGAATGTAACTGAGTTATCTCTGACGTATTTTTCACTTGCAATCTCGCCAGGAATGAAGTTAAAAAAGGAGCCTTCTACTTCAAATATTGCACCCTCGGTTCCAGTTATGTGATTACTTATCATCTCAAATTTTACTGATTCTGAGTTTATGAAGTTAAAATGATGAAGGGTAGAAGCCATTACAATAGATAATCCTGTTTGACACAAATAGCCTTCTCTAACTATCTCAAATACGTTAGGCCAATTGCCTGGAGTATAGTAATCTATGTAACGTGATTTAGGTTTGACGTCTTTGAAACCTTCAGCAATATGAAGCATAGTTCCGTCTTTTGGAAAGTTGTTTCTGAAGTGTCGCCATGCACGAAGTCGGGCGTCACCGTCCTGTGTGTTTGTGAACATTTAACCTTCTTAACTGGTTGCAGACCAACGGTCTTGGACGTATTTAACTTTTAATTGCACTCCTAAATTGTGCGTAATATTTGTATTTGATTCTGCTTCTAACTGATCGTTTACAAGGAATATTTTGATTAATCCTGAACTATCCATTTGTGCTCTAAACTTAGGCTCAACTAATTGGTTAGTATGAGTAGTAATCTCTGAGTGACTTGAGAACGAGTCATTAAATATAACAGCATTTGCTTGATCTGTAAAGTCTGATCTACCTGCTATAGTCCAAACACCTGCTCTAATATATTTGTTAGCAGATGCACTTGCACTTTCAGATATACTGTAGTCTACTTTAAACACATTGTATGTACTACTAGCATCAAATGAAGCAACTAACTTAGCCGCACTCAATTGTGATTGTGTAACTGCCCCTACTCCTGGAATACCGTTGTCTCCTGGTATGAGAACTGTTTGTTCCATACTATTGAAACTTGTAACCTTGTTACCAAATGTTGCGGCCTCTCTAGTAGAGATTTCAATGTTGTTTTTGAGATTTACAAGTCCTCTTGAACCTTTGTTACTGTCTAGTAACTTGTCATATAAACTTGTACCATAAATTCTGTTTGTAATGTTGTTAAAGATACCTGCTTCTTCTCTACTACCAAAAGTAATCTCGTTAAATGTATTGTCTATAGATAAACTGTACTGCGTAGACATGTTTGTACTCTTAGGACTTAGTGTTGCATAAGTTGAACTGTCTCCTGGGAATACGTTACTGAATAAGTTTACATCTCTGCTGTTTACTGTACTGTTTAACCATTGCTCAAACTTTGCTTTAACTGTGTTATTTGCTCTGTCATATAGTTTATCTTCTAAACCTAAAACAGACAATGTGTTTACTTTCTTATCTTCAAATAAAGTAAATTCTAAACCACCAGTTGCTACAGACGAGTATGCTGGTCTTTGAGAAATGTATACTGCATTTTTGGCTCCATCGTCTTGAGGTATCCAATTCATTTGTGGATAAATTTGTACGTTTGAACCTGCTATCTCAACTAAATTTTTGTTTACTGTAACAATAGCACTTTCTACTGTTGTGTTAGAGGATAACTTAATGTTAAGTACTGGTACTGCTTTAAATGATGTTGAACCAAAGGTTAATGAAGATATTGGTCTAACTCCTGCATCTCCATTTGATATTGTTCCACCTGCACCTGATTCTGTTAATAGTGTTGCCGCTGTTGACATGTTAAATGGATAGTTTTCTACATAGAATGTATCTTCTGTAATATCACTAGCAGAACTCTTGATGTCATATGCTGTTGGAGGTGAACCTAATGGGAATACAGCAGGACCGCTTATTCTTACTGCTGATATGCCTGGACCAATACCATGTGCTTTAGATTGTACTTGTATTGTTGTGTTCACATCACTTGCTGAACTACCGTGGTTAACATACTTAATACCATCGTGTGCAATATTTGAAGTAAATGTAACATTACTGTTGCCTGCAAGTATGTCATTTGTATCAACTCTAACAGTAAAGTGACTGCCTACTTTACTTGAAACAACTTTAAATACTGTATCGTGTAATTCACAAGCACCTGCATTGCCTAAGTTATCTATAATCCTAACATGGTCTCCTGCTTGTACCTCACCTGCTTTTAATGTGTTATCATAAATTCTAATAACACATGTTGTAGGTGAAGCATTTGTAAAGCCGTTACCTGGGAAGTTTGGATCTACTTCAACGTTTGCACTTGCAGATCTTGAAATTGTGTATGGTAATGAAGGCATTGCTATTGTTACTGCTGAGCCACTTACACCTGCAACTCCAAATCTTGCTCTGTGTAAATATTCATCATCATTACCTGCGCCACCAATAAACATCATTGAATCATATTTGTAAACACCTGAGGCGGCTTCTGTTTGGAACTTACCTGCATCATTTGACGAACTAAATGTTACTACATAAGTTTCGCCATCATTTGATGAGATAACATTTGCTAAACCTAATTGCTCATCTTCTCTTGCAATATATAAATTTCCAAGTGTAAGTCCTGTTGTTGCTGTAATATTTGCACCATCGGCTGTTGCGGCAATATGAATCAAATCCATACCAACGTAACCAACTCCAGTTGACTTACTTATTTGGATATTTTCTTTCTTAAAATGTTTGTAAGAAGGTAATAGTCCTGATCCCCATAGTGTTGTATTTTGATAAAAACTTGGCATAGGAACACTTGCAGAAATATTTCCTTTATGTGATCCTGATTGCACACCTTCTATTGCTGAAATAACATTTGCATTTGAATAGTATGTTAATGCTAATGAATCATAGACTGAAGGTGCTGTTCTTAATGTTAAACTATGAGAACCTGTACTTGATACGTTACTTCCATCAATAGCAAAATCAACATTTGCTGATGGTGTATATGTTGATAACCCTGACTCACCTGTAAGTTCAATAGAATTCTTAACTACTGTTACGTCTTTAGAGTTGAAAGGTTGATCTGTAAAAATGTTCTTTTGATGTTTTGGAATAAATTGTACTGCTGTTCCACTTGATATTTCTGAAATAGATTGGTCTATAGTAACTGTATAATAAGTTCCGCCACTGTGCCTACTTACTGTATTAACTTTTGGTCTTGTTCCATTGTATCCAGCAATAATTATTTCGTCATTGATTCTAATATTACCTGTAGCATCTAAACCAGATACTATTGAAATTTGCATTTCAAAACTACCAGCGGCCTTTGTTGAATGTAATGTACTAGAAACTGATGCTGTTGATACTGGGGAGAAAACAGGGTATGTGGAATCAGAAAATGCACTAGCAGTTGAACCTGCTAAAATGCTTCTAGCATCTGTTGGTTGCCAACTTTTAACTTTGCTGGTACCGTTAAATTCACCTTCAACATATCTAATTGAAGGAACGTTAAATGCAACAATATTATTGTTGGCAATACTTGCCACATGGTCTTTTGCACTTAAAGTATTTTCATAGTAACTTACACTATGATAATCTGCTGTTGCAGGGTTAGTTGGATCACCACCGATATAGAGTTGTCTACTATCTGTAGCCAATCCTATTTCACCAGGACGTAAAGGCTGAGGAAGATCCTGCTTTAGTCCTCTTCGGTGTTGGATTCTAGATACTATTGTTTTATCGTTTTCTGCCACTGTTAATGTCTCCTGACTTAACAGTATTTATCACATTTAGCAGTTAAACTTTATTATAGTAGTCGGCTAGTCTGCTGGCCCATTTATTGCAGTATTCTTCGAACTCATCGCCTTCTATAACAAAGTCTGCATATTTGCCTTCTCTGTCTATCATTAGAATAGCAACTTGTTTAATATCTGTGCCAAACATTTCGTTATGTGCTAGTGCGTATGCACAGCCTTGTAGAAAATAATCTTCAATCCATTCGCGTTTTTTAATTTTCTTTGCTGTCTTGAAGTCAATTATACTAGGTACACCGTTAAACATGCCTACTGCATCGCTTGTACCTGCATATAGTCCTTTGGCAATAAGTGCCACTTCAACACCCCAAAGTTCGTCAATTTGACTGAGTCCTTGTGCAACCATTTCATTTACCATGTTGCGAGCCATAATACTTATATGATTATTACCTTTAATTTGCCATTCTTCTTGTAATACAAATTTTTCTAAAGCATTATGTACTTTAGTTCCAAGTCCTGCTGACTCTGTGCTTATACGAGTTGCTTCTGCTTCTCCTACACGTTTACGCCAGGCAATTAAGGCTGTTTTATCTCCTGTATCTGATAATACTGTTGTAACACTTGGGACGCCTGCTTCACCGTCTTCGCTGTATTGTCTCTGACCGTTTTTGGCTGTTACCCTCTTTAAAGCAGGGTATTCATACTTTTCTACTAACATAAATTAGATCTTATTGTAGTTTGTTATTAATTATATATTCCGCTATGCGTTTGTGACCGTCTTTATTTGGATGGCATTCATTTGGTGAGATGTAATCATATTGGTGTATTTGCTGTATAATATCTATATTACTAAGTTCAGATGTATCAACACCACCATCTGGAAAAACATTGTCTCCAAAAATTTCTTTTAACATATTTGTGTTTGGATCACACATAAATTTACCATTAGGTACAAAATTAACTTCCGGTAACAAATTAATACCTGTCCATAAAGGAACAACTCTAAGTTTAATATAGTGAGACTTACAAAAACTCCATATAGCATTTAACATCAAGTTAGCATCAAAATCAGAAAACTCTGGTAGTCCTTTTGATTTTTGAAAGTCGTGTAAAGGACCAGTTTGGTAATTTTTTATGCCTTGGAAATGATGCCTTTTGTAATTATAGTCAATGCCAAATCCTCTAGTAGATGCTGTTGTTTGTAACCAAAAAGTATATTCATTTTCTGATTTCATTTTGTTATTATTGTACCAATTGCACATTTGAAAGTATGCAAACTCATAACTGCCACCAGACACAGCATAGTTTTCATACTTGTTGCCTCTATGCTTTGTAATTAAGTAAGGATATGCTAAGAAAGGATTCTGTGAATTATCACGTAAATTAGGGATAGTTGTTTTTTTGTATTCTCGTATCTCTGACGTAGTCAGGTCTAATTGCAGTTCACTACCAATAGTCCAACTGTCACCAAACCATATGTCGACTCTATCCATACATATATTTATATGTACGTTATATTACCAACTAATATTCCAGGTTATTGTATCTGTGGTTGTTAAGTTTTGTGCTATTTTGACACCATATCCTAAGTCTTTAAAATACTTAGCAACATAGTCTACTTGATCTTTTTTGGTTGCATCTGTTGTTACACCAAAGTATGCTTTATAATAAGCATTGCTGTCTGTCATTGTAGTGCCTGTGGATATGTTTGCATACAATACTCCAGCATCTACATTCCCTAAAACAGCGGTTTCAATACTGCGAACTTCAGCATGAATAACTGAATTATTCCTAGTATCTTTACGAGCCGTTGCCGCATTAGAGAATATACTTGCCATTATAAATCTGCCTTAATATCTTTCATGGCTTGATTACCAGCCATTTTACTAACATCAACTGTTTGTTCTGCGTCAGTATTAACATTTTGATCTAGGTCGCCTTTTGCTCTAATTCTGTTTTTATCAAAACTAACAGCAAACTCGCTATCATCGATTGCTTTGAGCAAAGTATCAATGTTTACTTTTCTGCCTATTTGTGCTTCTACTTCTGCTTTGAAATCATTTGTAGGAATATCTACATCGTCCTGATCGTCTGCGGCATATATACCCAGTAAATCTTTTACGGCATTAACTAACTCTTCCGCAGTTCCCTGATCTTCAGAAACTATGACTTCTGAAATCAACATTTTTTAGACCTCTGCTCTACCTAGTGGCTCTTCTTCTGGTCCTGACATTGCAGGTACATTATCAGCAACTGGCTCTTCCATTCCTAAATCGTCTAATGCAGGCTCTTCAGCACCCATGTCTGCACCCATATCAGCAGTATCACCTATGCCTCCTGGCATTTGTCCACCTGCTAGTGCATCTATTTGTGCATCCATTCCTTGCTTAACACCTTTAACTGCTTCTAAGTGTGCTGATAGTAATTGGGAAACAGCATCTGAGAATGATTGAGCAACATCGGCACCCATTTCATTTCTCATTGAATCTGCTATTGCAGGCAAATCTTCATTTTGCATTCTGCCAACTCTTTCAACTTGATCTTGAATATCGTCTGCTAATGCTCTAACTGCCATAACAACTTCTGCTTCTTCAACATTTACTTCTTCTGCAAGTATTTCGTTGATGAGGTCATCAAACATTGAATCTTTGCTTTCTTCAACTGACTCTTCTGTTTTAGACATTGCATCTCTTACCTCTTCTGGCTTCATGTCAAGTTCTTTAGCAATTTCTTCAACACTCTTGCCGTCGTCTTTTAGTTTGTACATATACTGAATGCTGTCATTTAATTTCTTTTCAGCAATCTTTCTACCAAACATTTGAATACCGCCAGCAACTGCATCTTCATCTAAACCGTTTAAGAAACCAACAACTGCATCTCTGCTTTTGCCACTGACTTCTGCAAAACCATTTAGTTTTTCTTCGATAGCATTGTAGTCATCCATAGTGGAAAGATCCATTTCCATTTCTTTGGAAAGTTCTCTTAACAATGCTGGACTTAGATCTGTAACTGGTCCTTCTTCAATTGATTCATGCTTAGAACCGCATGACTCTTCAAACTTTTTAATTGCCGCCATAACCATACCTTCTGTGCAAGAATCTTCATAGCAATGAGATGGGTCTTTTCTGACTTCATTCATGCATTGACTTCTTGCCTCTTCGGCAGTATAGCCTGAATTACAAAGTTCCATAATTCTTTCGTATATCTTAGCCTCTAGTGCCTTGTACCCTGGGCTTGACTCGTAATATCCTTCAACAATCATAGTTTCTGAAAGATCCTTTAAACCAAGATACTTAGCATATTCTGGCTCTAATTGGAACTTCTTCTTACTTCCTCTAATTTTATACAAAGCAGTCTTGGCTGTCTCGTTAATTTTCATTAACTTTTGGAGGTTGACTGTTCCTGGATTAATTTTAATACCGAATTGTTCAAAGAGCATTTTATTCAAAGTTGCTACTCTGGTAATCGGTGTCTGATTAAATTCATTCAAAAACATAGTGATTTCCTGTTATAAGTTAGTTATTACACTTATTTATCATTTAAGTGAAATTTATGAAAAGTTTTATAACTGGTGTTTTAGTTCTTTAGAGACGTACTTCAATTTAAGTATAGTTTCATGGAGTCTTACAAATGCAACATCACGCATGAATTGTTTCTTAGTTGTTTTAATTGTGTACTTGTGGAAAATAGATTCTGTGTACAAATCAGCATATCTGTCTAATAGTTTCTGTACACGTTCTAACTGTGTTTCGCTTACAGGTTCATAGGCGTTCTTGGGCTTATTTCGGGCGTTTAGACTTGCACAGAGCGTCTGTGCTACACTTTTTTGAAATATATGTGTCAATACAACCCTTTGGTTCTTTAATGCGTTTACAATGCAATAAAAGTCCTTATTTGGGGACTGCATAACCACATAGGCACCACGTTTAGACACATTTTGAGCAAGTTTATCTAGTTTTACTGCTAGTTGTTGCTTTTGTGCTTTATTAAACTTTGGTTTTTTGCGGGTATGTCTTGTAGCCAACTTTTCCTTCCTTTGTAGTTATTTTACGAATGACGTTTTGCTTATACATCTCCTCGCATTGATGTAAAGTTCTTTCGTCAAGTGTATTTATATCTAAAAATTTGTCAAAGTCGATTTTGTTGAAGAGTGTTGCGTCATGCGAACTGATAAAACTTAAATGTCCATCTTTGCATTTAACGGCTTTCATGATTAACCTTCAGGTTGATATGACCAGTTCCAAGCACCTGCACCTATGTAACCATCTCGAACATAACCTGCAAGACACATAGCATCATCGCTGTCAATACCTTTCTTTTCGGCCCATTTCATAATATAGTAAGGCCTATTTTTTTCAGGGATAACGTCGGCAAATTTTGCAACAATTTCTGGATCTGCTTTAGGGTCCATATCTTCCTTTACCTTTTTCTTCTTACCTTTGCTAACAAAAACACTAGGGTTAGGCCTTTTATGCATAGGGCCACCGCTAACTCCCCCAATGGCTATTGCACCACTAGTTGTTGTTTCCTTTATGATATCATTAATTAGCATTTTTGTCAACCTTTATTTTATAGTATTTATCTTGTTTCCTTGGCTTTGTCTATAAAGTAATTTGGATTTCTTTGCTTCATTGCCCAAATCATTCTTTTTGCTTTGTCTTCTCCGTGCTTACTAATAAACTTTTGTAATGTACGCCTTTCTAATTCTTCCGGAGAAATTTGCTTACGCATTTGTGCGTATGCTAAATCTCCTAAACTTTCAATTTGTTTTTTGATGTCGTGTTTTAATTCTTCTTTTTTGGATTTTTTCTTGCCTGCTTTCATGTTAGCACACCAGTGATACATCTTGCCACGTTCACCACTATACTTTTTAGCCTTGGCTCTTAAACTGGTAACTGAACCTTTACAACTTGCACCACTACGTTTTACTCTGCCTGGACGACTTTTGCCTTTCTTTTTGCCGTCAGCAAAGTTTTCGTCTATAATTTCTGCTGGTATTACATCTCTGCCAACACGTTTTGCTTGATACACTCTGTGAAAGCCATCAAGTATTGTTTTGCCATCTATATCTATCAGTATTGGTTTATCTAAATCAACACCCACATCTGGATCAACATCTATAACTCTTCCGAAACGGTCATCAATTGCCTCGTCATCTAAGTCTGCTACTTTAACTTTGATTAGTTTAGTCTTTTTACCTTTTATATAATCTTTAACATCAGGATTTAGATTTCTTTCATTTACATTTTTGTAAACACTATACAACACAGGATTATTTTCACAGCCAAGTTCGTCATACGCAACACCTCTAACTAATGCTTGTTGTCCTTGTCTGCTATCAAAATCTCTATAAGCATTTGCATACTGATTGTCTATAGACTCATCATCATGCCCATCATTGCATTCATCTGTAAATCCTTCGTAGTGTACAATATATTCGCCAACTTTGTCCTTACCAACATCATCTGGTCTTAAACTTTTAACAAACTGTTGTACTTCTGGCGGAAGTTGTTGATTTTCGTTTATTTCATTTGGATCATCAGGATAATGTCCTGTTGCACTATGATAGTATAATAGTTCTGCGGCATCTGGATAGCCTTCTGTGTCTATGTAGTTAGGATCTGTAAGTCCTTGTAAAAATACTTCACCATCTTCAAAGTGTTGATTGCCGTAACTGGTCATTATGCGATATTGTTTACCGTCTGTGCCTTTTATAATTACACCATCTTCTTGATCTACCTGTGCTTGGTTTACCCATTCATCATTGGCTCTGTTTGCTTCTTCTGGTGAGAAGTATGGTTTTACAGCCTGTGGATTCATGCCCACAACATCTTCCTCTAACTCTGGATGATATTTCATTGTAACTTTTTTAGCATCTTTTTTAATTGATACTCCGTCTACTAATACTTCTACTGGATAAGTTTTAAACTCATCATACCAATATGCCATATCGTATCCGCCGTCTTCAAGTAATTCTATAAGTACACCTCTGTCGTAATCATTATCTTCTGCTTTAAGAACTTTAATTTTACCTCTTGGTAATACTAAGTCTACACCTTCATTGTTTGATTTCTTTTTACTTTTTGGATGATCCTCAGGATTTTCATGCTCTTTTGTTTTTTTCTTTTTTGGTAATCCTTTGTGCTTTGTTCCTGCAAAGTCTTTGACATCTGAAACTTTCATATCTTTGGCTACTTCACCTGCTTCTCCGCTTTTAGGCATGTCACCTTTTTGCATAGCTCTTACTACACCAAAGAATTTTTGTTGTTGTTTGCTGACTGCTTTCTCATTATAGATACTTGCTTTCATTCTTTTCTTGAGGTCTTTTTTACGTTGTGCCAAGTCTGAATCAATGCCTTTCATCAATGCTCGAATATCTTGTGCGGCTTCTATACTTTCGTTAAGTGTTGCTAGTCTAATAACACCACAACCTAATCTATCTCCAGCATTACCTGTTTTAAGACTTTCTGCATCTCCGCCTTTGCCTAAATCATCTCTGTCAGCATGTACAATTAATGCTCTACCTACAACACTTCTATCACCGTGTAAGTCTACACGTTTTAGTACTAAACTAACATCTGCAATACCATCTTCATTAGCAACTATATTACCTAAGTCCCCCACATGGCCGTTATCTAAATCGCCATGATCCACATTATCTGGATTGTAATGTCCTCCTGCAGTTGTACAGCCATCACTTAAATCACCAAATTCGTGTATGTGGAAGCCATGCTCTCCTGGAGTTAAACCTGTTACTCTGCCTACTAATAATGTTGGCTTTCCTGGGTCCTGTCTAAATAAAAACTGTCCTTCTCCTATTTCGCCTTCAGTGTGTTCAAACTCACACTTAGCAAACACAGTTTTTGTTTGTGCTTCATAAACACCTTTACCAAATTTTACGTTCGATGACTTTTTCTTTTTCTTCTTTTTCTTTTTCTTAGATTTGCTGTATGCTGGCATAGAACCAATATAATAAAATCCTCTTGCTGGTGCTGGTGTACTGTCACCACTGTCTGTGCTACCACCTGCATCACTGCTACCTGCAGAGCCACCATCTCCACCAGATGATCCTCCACCGTCTCCACCACCTGCACTTGCACCTGCTCCAGCACCGCCTCCAGCGGCACCTCCGCCTCCAGCACCACCACCGGCTCCACCTCCGCCGCCTCCGCCGCCTCCGCCGCCTCCGCCGCCACCTTCAGCATCTAATCTGATGCGTTTTTCTAAGGCAACTTTAAGTTTGCGTTGGAACTCTGCGATTTCGACATCTTCGTCGACAACTGGAGTGTTACTGGTTGTATTAGGAAACATTTTAATAAGATCTTCTATAGACGCATCAATTATAATTGCTGGAACTACATTTATATCTAGCATTCTAGCGGCATCATATCGATGATGTCCGTTTACTAAATATCCGTCTTTGTCTAATATGAATGGTTTGTCTTTTCCGTGAAAATCTTGTGCAACTTTTCTTGCAAGTCCTGGTACACGTTGAGTCTGTACAGGTTTGATAGAATCTGTTCGTACTGTGGCTTTGCGAAATTTTAATTTGGATTTTTGAAGGTCAGGTAATTTAAGTTGAGGCATTACATTGCGATCAAAATGCTTATCGCCTACATTACTTGGCAATGTACTTGCTATTGCTTCAAATATTGATATTCTCATCTAAATCTTCTTCCTATGTTCATTAACTTTTTAGTTGCACATTTAGGACAAAGTGTTTTACCATATATAAATGCAAAGTGTAATACTGGTCCAGTATATTTACACTTGTGACACTTTATGTGGTCTTTGCCATTCTCCATTCCTGTATACCGCAACCTCACCTTTATTACAAAGTGTGAACTCTCCTTCTGTTGGTTTTTGTGGTTCTCTGACCCTTATTTCCTCGCTCATTTACTCAATTGTTTTTTAAGAGAGTCATGCAATTTTAATTTAGCATAACTTCTCACTATACTTCTTAAATCGTGTTCGTCACCATAACTTGCTCTAGCGGCTCTAAAATCTCTTATCATGCTAGGATCTGGTATAGCCACATAAGCATCCATTTGTCCTTTAATATCATTTGTAAGTAAAGGTTTGGCAAATATTTCTCTTAACTTTCTTATAGTATCGTTGTTAGGTACAGCACCTTCTCTGATGCTTTCTACTTTTTTACGCATACCTGAACCTCTTACTTTAGTTAAATCAACTAATCCTTTTTCTTTTTCAATGTAGTTTCTTATGTATCCACTACCTGCTTGATACATTCTTATTGATAAAAAGTCCTTGTTTGTGACTTTATTAAAAATTGTAATCTTAGGATGTTTAGCAGTTTCAATCATTTTTGCTTCTAAGTCAACTTTATCTTTGTCAAACATTCTATTTAACTTTTTAAAATCCAGCACATAGTATCCACCTGCTTTGAGATCTGTAAACTGTACTAGTTTTACTCTATCATCATTTAGTGTTGCAAAGAACTTGATAGCATTCAATAAAGTCAATAAAAATTCTTCTTCTTTTTCTTCACTTGTTAAATGAGAATTGAGTTGTCTTACTGCTTCTGTGTAAGCAATCTTATATCCTTGTTCTACGGTTTCTGCATTTAAAAAGTCTTGTTCTATGTTTGAAATATCAACATCAAACCTTTGCCACATTTCTGCAAGTATGCCGTAACGTACACTTAATGGTTCTGTTTGCTTGCCTCCGCCTACTTGTCCCATTTGTTTTGTGCTACCTACTTTAACACTCATGTCAAAATGTTGTAGTGTTTTTTCTGGACCACCATCTAAACTGTGTGTTAAGAATACATCTACTTTAGTATCTGTTTCTCCACTAACACCATCAGCAATAACTTTTACAGTATCTACTTTACCATTTGCTTGGAAATAGTTTGTGTACTTTTCTAAATTATCATTTACATAATCAACTACACCGCTTGTAATACTTTGCATTACACTCCATTTTTGAGGATCAATAAAGTCTTGATAAGTATCTGACTTTAAATTAAGTGTAAGTGTAAAGAAGTCAGCAATAGGATTATCTACTTCTTGAGCAGTAAGTGTTAGTTCATGCCAACCACCTTGATCCGGTGCATCTGTTGGTAACTGTTTAATAACATTCTCTATGTCTGCCGCTGTAACAGGCGCACTTGGACGTACTAATAAACGTGCAAATGTACCACAACCTAATATGCCTTCTGCTACTTCTCCTTTGTTGGAAACTTTCACTGGTGCATCATCACCTGCAGGGCCTCCTGTCCTAGCACCAAACTCTGCTGTTTTTTCTAAAGTGCCATATGAAACTTGTTCGCCATCTGCTGTTGTAAGTTTTGCAGGAAGTTGTCCAGCATTCTCGGCATTGTCAAAAGCATCTGCCATACTTGGGTCTAACTTTATAGAGCCTTCGCCACCTGCAAGTGTAAAGTCTCCATCTGCTCTTAATTTATCTGCAAAATTTTGTCGCCTGTCAGGTGTTTTTAAATCTGCTCTACCTAATGCTTTCTCATGTAGTTGATTTATTTTAGTAACATCTATATTTTCTAATTTTGCTATTTGTTCTTGCAATGGCAGTTTGTCAAATCTATCAAACACACTTTCATTTTGACTTTGCAGTACCATTCTACCTCTTGCTAATGCACCCTGGAAATCATTTGGTTCTTCGCCTGAGTTTTTATCAAAAATTAATTTTTGTATAACAGCATGTTTAAACTCTTCATCATTGTCTGGATTTTTTAAGAATGCTACAAATCTATTTACATCAGGTCTAAGCAAATAATTTTGCATACCTGTAATCATCATGTAATCAAATTTTTGGTATTTTCTTCGCATAGCATCATAATCGTCTTCTGATACATCATCGCCAGGCCTTTCTCCTCTTAAATCACTTACTGAAGGACCTGATGCGTTTCCATAAACATCGCTTACATCATCACCTGGATTGCCGTCAGCATCTTTTCTAAAGTAGTTTCCGCCTCCGCTAGTGTAGTTTGCATTGATATATTTTCTGGCATCTCTTACAGCCTGTAACCATCTTTGTAATCCTATTACAGGAACTTCATCTGGTCCTGATCTATACTTTGTTGAATCACTTTGGAATTGATCAACTACTTTTTTAAGTAAGTTTACACCTTGATTATTTACACCCGGTTCTATACCTATTGCAGGTGCTAATAGATCATATTTTGCTTGAGTATGTATTGTTTCAGATGATTCGCCATCTAGATGATCAACTCTAGCGGCTTTGGCTATTGCATTACTTGTAGCATCATCTACAGGATCAAACTCATCACCATCTTTGTTTTGTGTTTCTTCATGAGGTATTAGAGGTGCATCATCTATACTGGAACCTTTTCTGGTAACTTCAATACCAGCCTTTTTCATCTGATTATATAAATTACTTGAATAAGAATCTGTCATTATATATTCATCAGTATCCATTCTATTCCAGGATATCTTATACATCAACATAAACTTTTTAATAATCTTGTTAGCAATAGGTTCACGCCATAACTGAGAAGTTTTTAATGGTGCATCATCTGGTAAATCATTTAGCATTGCTAAAGTGTCATAAGCCTGTCTGACTTGATCTACATGAGGACCAGGAATAATATATACACCTGCTTGATTTATTTTTCCTAAAAACTTGCTTCTATCTTGAACCTGAGCACTTTGTCTCTGAGCCTGAGTTATATCTGGATCTATACACCTATCATAAATGTCTTTCCTAATAACTAACACAGAATGTTCTGGAACGTTAATTGATATAGGAGGTCTGTTTTGTACTGCTTTTTTAAAGTTTGTTTCTCTTTTATCCACACGTTGCTTGTCTGCAATCTCATCTGCTTGGCTATCAAATCCCATTTTCTTAGCAATACTATCAAAACCAGTCATCCAATCTTTAATACCAGACCAACGATTTTCTATAACATCTTCCAGTCCTTTATAATAATTAGAATCTTTTTCTTTACGCCCATAATAAGAGCCAAGCATTTCTCTTAAAGCATCGCTCATTCTTTCGTTGAGTCTCATTACAATATTTTCACCGAATGGACTTTCAAACTCTCCTTTTGCAATACTGTCAAGAATTTCGTTTAATTTTTCTAACGGATATTCATTGATTGCTAGATATCTAGAGTTGTCTTTGTAGCCTTCATGTTGTGTACCTTCAAAATCACTATCATAATCTTCCCAATACATATCGTGTAAAGGCTTGTTTGTTCTAACAAACTGTTCTGTTAGTACACCTAACTGTTTAACAGCATCATAATATAGTTGAGGATTTATGTTTTTCATTTCTTCTAAGTATGATAAACGTTTTCTCAACTTCATGGTATATGTGTTTAAATAGTTTTCCACGTAAGTATCATCGCTGTGAAAATTTCTATTATAGTTAGGCGACACAGGTTCTTTATAATCTTTAAAAGTTCCTAGAAACTCCATTAATTCTTTGTAATATTCTTCGTTGTATATATTACCTACTTGCACAGGAGGATTAGATACATCGTAACTTCCTTTAGTCATTCTAGTATAGAATAAATTGAACTCTCTGGTATCCATTGTATTATTAATAGACACCTTCATATTGTGTGGTTCATTATCTGAGAAGTCAATATCATCACCATAATTAAATTTTAATAACAAGTCAGTTATTTTTTCATACTGTTCTCTGGTAAGATCGCTACCAACAGCATTCCACAATCCAGTTATAACTTTTTCTGCCATTGGCGTTTTAATAAAACTAGGTGCTTTAATAATGTCTTTCTTGAAAAGTTCGTCAATACCTTTTTTAACTACATTAATTTTTTGATCTAATCTGTCGTTTTGAGTAGGTATGTTTACTCCGTCTATAGAACGTACTATACGTCTACTAAGTTCATCAGCATCTAAGTCAAAGTCTTTTAAACTGTTTCTAAGTGTGCCAATAACTTTAACAGTAACGTTACCTCTGTTCATTTCGGTTGCAACGTCTACTGCTAGTATACCTAATGCCTGTAAATAGTATTTTTGTGCTTCTTGCAATTTTTCTGGAGCTCTTTTACTTGGAGGATTTCTTGGTGGTTCAATATAACCAGTTATTTCTTCTTCTGTAATACTTTCACCCATCCAACTTGGATCTCGGCCAGTTCCCTTTCTATAATCTTCTATATCCTGCTTCCATTCATCGTCTGCCTCTGGACGAGATAGTTCTTCGTATTCTGACTTAGAACTGTATGCATTTACAATTTTGCCAATGCCATCAAAATAGTTATCTTTGCTTAATAATGTTTTGAATACATCTACAATAGGCTCTTTGATATTATCTATATCAAATCTATCTTTTGTTGCTTCTATGTCTGCTTTGCTGATATTTCCCGCGGTATTAACAATTCTGTAGAGCATAGCATTGTAGTCTGCTTTATACTTGTCCTCGTCATAACCTGCCTCCATGATAGTTGCATATCTTATAACTGCTTTAACAATTTTACCCATGTCTCTATGGTAGTCTTCGCCGCCACCTATTCTAAACTCTATGAGTTGATTTTTGGAATCTCTATCTACTTCGCCTTTAAAATTAATACTGCTAAATTTGTCTCTGCTCAAAGACTTTGAAAGTACAGCCTCTATTTCTTTTCTTCCTTCTTCGCCTTTGCCTATTTCTCTAGTAAGTTGTTTTGCGGCTTTTCGTAATCTTTCGCTTTGTTGCTTTGTGTAACTATTTCTTTCTCTACCGAAAGTACTGAGTAGATAAGTATCTCCTAATAGTGCCGCCATTTTTAATTTGTTTGGACCTGCGGATTCTGAATCGGAAATGGCTCTTGTTGTATCTTCTGCACCATTCCAACTCATTGTAACATGCAAACCTGTAGAATTATTAGTTTCCATATCTGCACCTTCAAAAAACTTGAACATAGAACGCATTTCATCTAACATTTCTCTAGGAGTATTAAATACTGGCGATATAATTTCTGCTCCAGTACCATAACTGTCAATACTGCTATCTGATTCTACGGCATAACCGCTAGTAGTACTTGTATACCCATAATCACCTGTTTCTGGATATTCATTGAACTTACTGTTATCTTCTATCCAGCCACCATACAATGTTGAAGCAACTTCTTCTAAGCCGCCACCTTGTAGTTCAGAATAGTCAATGCCATAATCATCTAAAAATGAAGTCATTGTGTAGTATGCATCACTAATCCAGTCGTCCATGCTGTAATCACCATATGCTTCATCAAATGCTTCTTGGAAAACATCACCGTCAGCATCTAAATCCTCACGCAACCAATCAATGTATTCCGGTTCGTAATTTTCGTCAATGTACTCTCTTATCCAATTAATTTCGTCCCAACCATCCTCTTCTCTGTTTTGAAACTCTGCAGGATCGTTTTCTTTCATCTCTTCTTTGTAATCTTCAACTGCTTCATAAGTAGGTGCATCATCGCTTTCATCCATATAACGTGTATAAGTATCGTCGTCATCTCTGGCATTTTCAATGGCAGTATCCATAGCATCTTCATAATAGTCAGGTGCTTTATTTTCTCTTATCCATTCATCAAAGCCTTCATCGATGTAACCTGCGTCACCGCTACCTATGTATAATGTACCTTCAACTTCACTCCAACTCATTTCATCTACATCTTCATTACTTCCGCTGATGTATTCCCATGATGTTTCTGCTTCGAACCCGCACTTGATAGGCAAGTCTAATGCTTTGTTTACAATTTCTTTACTGTTAAAGTTTATTTCTGCTAGATACTCGCCTTCTCTTAATCGGCTTCTTGAGAGTCTTTTAATTTTTTTAGCAATGGAGTTTTTCTTTGTGGTTTGTTGTTTTGTAACTTTTTTAAGTATGTCATGACCTATGTCCTCATCTATCATAACTTCTACATTAGGATCATATAATTCGTATTCGCCTTTAACATTTTGTACAACAATCTTATCTGGATTAGGTGACATACCTACTTTACTAATTACTGTACCTACTGTATTACCGTCCTTGTCTTTGAATACAGCACCATCGTCTAGGCCTTTTGCTGGTACGCCAACCATTTTAGGTGCCGCACTTTTACCTGTTGTATTAGGACTTGCTTTTTGTCTTGCATTAGGACTTGCTTTTTGCATGGTATTTGGTGATGATGATTGTCCCATAGCACCTTTTATATCACCTTGTGCTAGATCTGATCCTGCTTTTACTCTATCCTTAACAAATTTTGCGGCGGCTTTTGCTTTTTGACCAAAAGTACTATACGCAGGAGCACCTGGTGTAGACCCATATTCTTTTAAAAAATGTTCTAAAGTTTTAATATCATTAAACTTCATTTACTTTTTCCTGTTTGGGAATCTGTTTGTTTTTGCTTTGAAAGGACTCTTTTTAGGTTTAAATCTCGTAGGCTTGTTCATTTGTGCTACCCTACGACTAATTGGATTATACTTCTTAGACCTTTTAGCCTTACGAGCAATCTTGGCTCCAAATTTTGCTTTTGTTTTTTTAAGTGTTAAACGTTTTTTGAAGTCTATAGGAGCACCACATTGGCTAGCCTTTGAGACTACCCTACCTTTACGCCTACCAGATGTACACCTGACAGCACGTTTTACTTTGTTGCCCATTTTACGCCAGACCATTCTGGCTTCAAATATTTCGCTATCGTCGACTTCGTTAAATCTCATTTTACCACTTCTTACATGACCAGTATCTTGCTTTAGTCTTTGGACCTGGATTATCGCAATTATGTCTTGCTCTAAAACTCTTTCTTGCTTTAGGATTGTTTTTGCGAATTTTCATAGCCTTACCTTTTACACTTGAACCGCCGTGTCCAAAGTTTACTTTTTTAACGTTTCCTGTTTTAGGATCTTTCACATAAACTTTAAACTTCTTAACATCGCCTTGCATAGGTTTGTTAAGTTTAACTTTACGTCCGCGGTATTCTGCTTCTTCTAGGTTATCTTCAATCCATCCGTAGTCTTCAAAGAAAGCATTGTCGTCATCATAATCATATTCTTCGAGACCTTCTTTTTTGACACAGTTTGGTACACGTTTTCCGAACATGGTTTTCATGCCCTTCTTCTCGTAACCTTTCCAACAACGTGTGCCTTCTTCAATTTCTCTTATATTCATAATAATATACTTCCTAATAGTGTTCCTACTGTGGCTAAAAGTGTAGTTACAGTAATACCAACAATAGCAACTATCCAACCTTCTAGTTTATCAAGTCTTGATTTAGTATCATCTTTGAATTCTCTTAGTTCAGCAGTAATGCTTTCTATACGCAACATATCTGCAATAATATGTGCTTCAACACCACCCTCTTGAATATACTGCTCTGGTTGTGGTACTTCTTTAGTTTCTACCTTTTTTCTAGCCATTTTTTAGTCTACTCTTATAATAAATCTTGTTTAGTGAATTCCATATTCACTGTACTTTTAGTATCTATGGTTCCACCATTTAATACTATACCATTTAATTCATCTTTGAGAGTATCTATTGTGTGAACGCCTTCACGTTCAAATGCAAATTTAAAAATCCACCCTGCTCCTGTAAGTGTAGGTGCCCCATAGTTTTCTAATACTAATGCACCACTTCCACTTAGTGCTACAGGGTTATTCATAACAACGGGCATAGCCCTTAGTCCTATAACTTGCACTATACTTTCAAAGTCTTTTTGTGTGTTGTCATTGAAATCACCTGTTCTAGTGATGTCTAACGACGTAAACAATGAATAAAATTCTATATTACCAGATAAAACCTCCTGGTTATTCATTGCTCCTGCTCTTGTTAATGCCATGTGTGTCTCCATTGCAAGACATTAGTGTCCTTGCTTACACTATTTATCAGTTTTTGGATTATTGTTTTGGAGTCTAGAATGGCACGTCTTTAGAACGTGTAGTAATAGGTGTGTAAACTTCTTCTTTTGGTAATGATTTATTTTCTAATGCACGTTGTACAAATGCTTTTCTCAGTATTTGGAAATCTTTCATTATTTCAGATTTGGTTCTTGTTATTTCAAAGTTACCATACCAGACACCCAGTACTTCTATTAGCACTTGTATTATATCATTGTGTATGTGTAGTCCTTTGTCTCTGTAATCTGTGAAGTATTCTTGTATTAATTCATACAAAGGAAAGTAATTTTCACGCATTGTTTCTTCTACTGCAACACGAATGCTGGATTTTGCAACAAAGGATAGTGCTAAAGGAGGGTGATCCTCTGGGAAAGATTGGCTTGCAAATCCAAAAGGACTGAGTATAAAGAGTACATCTTTACAAATATATTTGTGTATTAATTCTAATACTTCTTTGTGTGACTGCAATGTTTCTTCATGAGACATTCTGCGTATAATATGTCTTTCATGATCTAAGTGTGCTAATGGCGGTGCCGCATGTAGGTCCTGCCCTGTTACTTTGTCATGATAAATGTCTGTGGTGCCACTAAATAATACCATTTTATTAAAGTCAAGCATTTTTAGTTTCAAAAACTCTTTGTCTCTTTTGCTGATTTTAAATTGCTTAGGACTGTAATCTTCCCAGATGCTTTCTTGATACATATCACCATCTTCAAAAAGCCAACGTAAGTTCATAGCAAGTGTTTTCATATTAAATACACCTTGTCCATATCTAAAAACTTTGTTGGTTGTCCACATTTTCTTTTCAAATATACTAGCAAAGTCTGTTACTATACAACTGCCTGCCCATAGTACAGTATCACCTTGTTCAAAAAAGTCAGTGTTAAATGAATGGAACCATTCATAATTGAAGAATTCTTTGGATTTTTCAAAGCCAGGTGTAGATGTAGTAATTAATTTACCTGGTCTTGCATTAGCAACTTCCATAGGAATTTTGAAGTTGCCAAACACAGATTCTGTGGAACTCATTTCCAGGATGTGTTGGTTTATGATTAATGGGTCGTCTAGTATTGCCATACTAGTATTTATTTAGGCGTCGAACTTACTGGCTACGTCTTTGGCGTCACTACCTACTTTATCTAAATATGATTGAACTTCGCCTTTGCCTAATCCAACCACCTCTTCACCTTTATTAACAATCTTTCTAAGTGCTGTTTTGATTAGATCCATTCCTGGTATTTCAGGATCGTCGGGGGACTGTCCAGCCGTCTTTGAGTATTTTCTTAGTGGCTTTGCTCTTTTTTCAGCATCTGCCGCCGCCTGAGCCGCTGATTTCCAATCACCTGCTTTACCACCAGTTTTTCTAATATGTCTATCAACAGCATCTTGGTCTCTGGTTTTTAGTGCCGCTAATTCCGTGTTAGCATAACTGATTGCTTGTTGCATGGTCTGTATGTGAGGCATCATTAAAGCAACTTGTACAAGATTCACAAACTCTGGATTGTCTTTGTATGTTTGACGCATTTGGGTAAGTTCGTTTTGATCCCAACCTTTGTCTTGTGCTTGTTGTCTAAAATCTTTAGCCCTAGCAGGTTTTACGTTGCTAGACGGTTCAACATCGTCAAGATCTGGTGCTTCTGTTATTTCATAAATCTTCATTTCTGTCTCTTTCTACCACTTGCCCAGTAGCCTGCTATTGCTCCTATGCCTGTACCTATCTTATCTTGTGTAGAAGGTTTTGCTTTTCTTAACTTATCTATAGCATATTTACCTGCTATGGCACCTGCAACTGTACCCGCGGCTCTAGTGGCAAATGATGGTCTTTGTGCATCAGCCGCCGCTTTGTTAGCCTTTCTCTCAAGATCTCTGTAACCTCTTTTCTTGAGAAATGGTTCTAGTGCAGGAACTAATTCGCTACCTCTACCTGCTCCACCACCTATTCTTTTAATTTCAAATACCAGTTGAGCATATATGGCATTTCTTTGTGCAAATTTTAAGTTCTTATATGTACTTATCAATCTACGCCATCTTTTATAACGAGAATCTTTTATTTTTAACTGATTTTCTAGTCTATAAAAATACATATTTGCATATTCTCTGCCTGCTCTTGATTGTGCAACCATACGCAAATATTTAATGTACATGCCTTGATCAAACTGTAAACCTTCCATGAATTTTTTACTTTCTGAATGTTTTGTAAAAGTCATGTTTTGATTGTCTGGATGTAAAAGTGCGTATGCTAATAGATATAAATCTGAGGCCGCTGTTCTAAACAATGCAAAGTTACCATATGCAACTGTTATTTTTGCATAATCTTTTGCTCTCTTTACTGTTTTATCTTCGAGATAAAGTAAGTGTAGTGCTAACGTATTCAAGAACAATAAGTCAGCAATTTGTCTACCTGTAAAGGCACCAAAACTTCTAGAGTATCTAAATAGTCTTGCTTCTGCTATTTCTTGATTTATTAATTTTAAATCCATTATCTTGTTACCGCCCTGTTTGCCGCACTAAATGTTGCCCTTGGCACTAATTTAATATCACCGTCTGGGTGTGCTAATACATATCCTTCGCCACCACTATTACCATTTATATTCTGTTGTATATCACCACCTTGATTTTCAAACTGTGATATAACTTTATCTTTAACCTGCATAATAGCAGAAACTGTTTTCCACATTGCCGAATAGGCTTTACTGTGTTTTTGTATATAGTCTGCTATACGTTGTTTCTTTACAGCACTGACATTTGATGTTTGTAACCAATCTATAAAGTCAACTCCTAATTCATCTAAGCCTGTATCTACTTTAGAATTAATATATCTATACAGTATCTGAGGAAAGTCCTTCATTTTTAATATAGATAATTCTGTTGTACTAAGCAACTCATCTATAAGACCTGCATTTTGTTTTACCATTGCTTCTAATTTATTTAATGCAGGACTAATCTTTTGTGCAGGTTTCTCGACACTGATAGGTGGTACAACAAGTACATTATCACCTGTAAATATATCATAATTTTGTAAAGGTGATTCATTGCCTTCTTCATCTACCATCCTATGAATAACTATACCAGCATTACTTTGTCTAATTTTTTGTCCTAATTCTGATTCTACGTCAACAGCATATTCCACAATGTTAGGTTTAAAAACATAGTTATTATTTTGTACAGGAGGTGTTTGACTGTAAAGTAAGTCTCCTTTAAAATAACCTTTAAAATTTTCTGGAACTATTAATTCAAATTGATTGAATAAATCCGCCATTGTGTTAGCAAATTCTATTTGTGCTGGATCTTCTCTTCTGGAACCTCCACTACGTGATAAAAACATGTTTCTAACTTCTTCAGCAGATGTTGTTTTACCATCATATCCTTTTGCTGTCCAACCACTTTTATCAGTGAACACAAATTGTCCTTGTGGATTCCTACCAAATATAACAGCAGGAGAGCCGTCCCATTTTATTGTGACGTCTTTGTGCCCATCTTTTTCTAAACTTTTTAAACTGTTTACAACACGCATGGCACCTTTTGAACCTTCCCAAAAGATAATATCTTCAGCATGTTGAATCCTTGCGGCTTCCATTAGCAATTTGATTTCTCTAAACCTCATGCTAGTTTCCTCATGTACATTAATATATCTTCAGACATTTCTAGTTCGGAAGGAATGCCCATGTCTTGTATTTGTTTATTATCCCTGATACTGTCAAGTATTTTATTTACTAGTTCAGCAGGATAGTTTTTTTCTATTGCATTTTTTAAACTTTCAAAACTGTTTAAATCTGCTTTGTTGTCTAATCCTAATACTTTTACAATTTCTTCTGGTGTAAGCCAAGGACCATCAATGATAACATTATTGTTTTGTTTTGTATACCCGTCGCCATTCTTCTTAGGCACTGGTGTTCTTTTAACTCTTACTAAACCTTTTGTAGGAGAAAACAAAAATTGTTCTGACTCTAAACTTCTACCATCCTCTGTTTGCTCTTCTGAATCTTTTCTATTATATAATGCGGCAACTGTGGCTAACATTATGTTTCTGTATACACCTTTGTATTGACTTTCTCCTTCGCCCGGCGAATGGTAATAAGTTTTCATCCAACCTGGATTACCTGGCATAAAGTCTAATTGTACAAAACCTGTTCTTGCTCTATCTGATTTTTTATTAGGATCATAGTTTGCTATTTTTACTTTTGTCATTATAACACTACTCTTAGCAATGTCTATGATATCAGGATTAGTTTTTAATTTGTCTAGTAGTTCAGGCATTGCATCAGGCTCTACATCTATAGCAACATCTATGTCTCCTGAAAATTCCTTTTTACCCACTGAACCTAACACGTTGTTTTTCAATTCCATTCCCAAAGATTTTTCTAAGTAATCTAAAGTAGGTTCAATTTCGTCAATGTGAATAGCACCCACGCCAGACATACTTCCACTTTCGTTAAGTGTTTCAAGCCGTTCTTTGGTAACTTCAAACAAACGCATTATTTTTTCTTCTTGGATTTATTGCCCCAATTCTTAGCACCCTTCTTTCTGCATTGTACCAATGCACCACTGGCGTAAGCACTAGGCCATATTTTATACCTGCTTTTTACTTTGTGATAGCAGGCATCTCTTTTTGGTTTTTTCTTTTTCTTTGCTTCATCTAAGCCTTCAATAGGCCCACCGCATTGTGGACATTGATCAAAAGGAATCTCTAAATATAAACTTTCATTGCTTACATTTTTTGCTTTACCTTTACGATTTTTGTTGCCGTCTTTTCTACGTTTTCTATTAACTGCTTTGGCTATTTCTTTTTTGCCACCTTTTGCTCTTAACTTTGCGGCTTTTGATTTACTTAAACACTTAGGTTTGCCTTCACCTTTTTTGCTGTCGCCACACTTACCAATTCTTTCACCTTTAGAATTGTATCTATCCCAACCGCCGCCTCCGGCTCCACCTTTTTTGCCTTTGCCAAACCATGCTCTTAGGTCTTCTGATAGGATATCATTTATTAACATTAGGCGGCTCCTGCCCTCGCATCGTTCCTTGCTTTGATTGCCGATGTTAATTGTGCTCTTTGATCTGCTGATAAGTTAAAAATTCTATCAACTATATCATTTAGTTGAGGGTCATCTACTTGTCCTGGTCCATCATCTATTGGCTCGCCTGTTTCATCGTCTCTGCCATTGTTATCTCTGTCTCTAGGATTAGTGCCGTCTCCTGCGCCGGCGTCCCGAGCTGATTCACCTGCATCTGCAAAAATTTCTTTTGCAAGTACTTTTGGCTCTGTTGCTGTTTGAGGTAGCACTAAGTTTTGTAATGCAGAAGGCTGTCTCATCTGAGCCTGTAGAGCGGCTTTTACAACTTCATTTCTTCCCTTAGCAGTTAATATCGAAGCACCTCCAACACCTTTTCCGCCGGAACCAAATTGTGTGCCGCCTTGATTGCCTGGTCTAAATTGTCCTACTAGAGCATCGGGTATTGGTTTATTAAAGTTTGGATTTTGTACTGGTTGTCCTGGTACAAATTTCTGGAGGTCCACATCACCATTTTCACCTGGAGTTGGCCAACCATAAATAGCGGCCTGTTGTTTTCTTTTTGCCATATCTTTATTAACAACTATTTCTTTTCTATCATCAACATCACCAGGGTTCCATCTTTTTAAATCGATGTCTACTTCTACTTTTGCTGTTTGAAATGCTTTTGTGAGTATCTGCGGACTAATACCTGCATCTAATAAAAATTGTGCAAGGTCCTCTGCTTTGATTTGATTTTCTTGGACACCTGCTGATTTCATTGATGCTGTAAATCTGCTCTGCAACTCAGTCTGATAAGTGTTTACAAAGAGTTTCATTTGGGCCTCTTCAAAGCCCATAGAGGCTAATGCCGCATTTCCTAAATTAAGAAAATTATTTTTAAGACTTTGTTTCCAATCTTCGTTGGTTTGTTTAGTTACTTCTGAGATTTTCATCTTGTTTTCCCTGGGCTTCTTTAATTACTTTTCTAATACCACGGGAAAACTTCTTTGTGTCTTTACTGCGAATGCTGTTGATAAGCCTGTTTGTTAAATCTTTAGAAACTTTTTCATCATAGTTGCTTTCAATTTGCTCTATTAAATTAATTGCACTATTGATAACATGCTCACCACGATTTTCTACAACATAATCTTTCGATCTGTCGATAGAGATAGAGTTGAGTTCCTCTAATATGCTTTTTGTTTTTCGCATTATTTTCCTTTCGTGATATTACTATGAGTATTTATCACTTTTTATTCTTAAGGAAGTCTCTTAATTGCAACCCTGCCTCTACAACATCCTGTGCTGACTCCTCATCAGCATTAATTGAGCCTGTACGTTTGAGTTGACTAACCAAAGAATTGGTTGTCATTGTTAAAGTATCCTCATCACCTTCATCTAAATCTTCAATACGCAACGTATCTGGATTAAATTTTAAGTCTACTTTACTGCCTACACCACTACTAGAACGTGTTTTCATAAATTGTATCTGATATCTACCACGTTCCCTCATAGCATTACTTGTAAA